TTAAAAGAGGTCTAAATTGGATAGTAATCCTACTAAGCCTTTTATTAATGACCATATCCATTCGAGGTTGCACAATATAGCAACTATTGCTGCAACTACTGGAATCCATCTAACCGCCCTATTCTTCCACACATTATCAGGGTTATACTTAGATTCTCTCCAGAACTTTTCTATCTGAGATTTGCCTGACTCAGATAGTTCTATTCTGTGTGAGTACTTTGTCGTACAACCCAATTCTTCTACTACATGAACTGTGCTTAGCCACTTTTGATTACAGCATTCTTTGTCCGCTTTCTCTAAATCAGCAGAGCCTAGATTTGCTTTCTCATTTAATATAGAAAGTATCTTCTCTTCCTTCTTTGTTCGCTCTTTCTTATATTTCAGCAGCACATACAGCTTCTGTTCGTTAGTTATCTTTGCCATTTTACTTTTCTAGTTGGAAAAATATTTTTTCCTAGTTATGGAATTTATTTTTCTCACTTACCATATTTCTTATCGAGCTTCTTCTTTAGCCAAGGTTTCATTGCTCCTATAATTCCAAAGATGATGGCGAAAGCCACACAGAAAAGTACTGGTCCAGCCTTAAAACCAAAATTTTCCATCACAACGAAGATAGTAACCATGATTGCCCATAAGACAAAGAATGTCGCTACCAATACCGAATAATAAACAAAGTTCTTCATACTAATCTATATTTATATCTTATAAAAAAAACAATTCATCTTCTAAATATTTTATATCTTTCCATTCTTCAAGCATCCAACAATAATGATAAGTTCTGTACCATTTATTCTGTAATGTCTTCCTCTCTTTTTTACTGAAAGTAGAATTTTGAAACAATGTTCTATTTTCATTTAAAAACCTAAGTGAAGCCTTTGCATAACCCAAATCATGACACCGCATAGACAAACTTGCAGAATCTAATAGATTAGAAATTAGCCAAGCTTTGTTTTCTAAAGCCTTTTCACGACTTTCATTTATAGCACCACATGAACGTATATATAAATATTTGCAATCGTCTCTATCTTCTATAGACTTGTTACTATGATACAACTTGTAAATATCCAAGTAACCACGCTCCAAATATTTAAAGAACATAGATAACCACCTCATAAAGACCTGCAATCCTATCAATACATAGATGCTGGCAACAGAAAGCACTATTAACAGAAGAATTAATAAAAACACATTCATACATTATACCATTTACGAGATTTCATCTCTTTCATTTTATCACGATATTCATTCACCCTTTTCATGTAGTCTTCCCTACTTTCACCGAAATCCTGCATCGGTCTTTCAGGTGTTTTTATGTTTGCTATAACATCTTCTTTAATTGACTCAAAAGCAATATATGAGCCAATTGGATTTACCAGCAACTTAATAGTCTCCAATATAGTTGCTCGTCCTAAAGTGAAATCTTGGTAAATTCCAAATATCACACCAATCACAAGAACAATCATCAATAGCAATGCCGTGACACCTTTATATCTTGGAGCAACGTAAGCACCACAATAGACAAATCCATATCCAGCAAATCCATTCGCTAATACCGAAACTATAGCACCGACTATATTAATCGTTTCCCCATTAATGGTTACTCCCCATCCAAAGTTCAAATAACCAGCCAACATGGAAAACAAATAACACACATACATTCCTACTATAGAAGCAGGGATAATACCAATCCATCTTAACACATTCATTTTGCTCACCACATTTTAATTATCCAACATTTGCTTGTCTCATGCCACCGCCCAAGATAGACAATAGCTGGTCATAGCGTTTCTCTAACTCTTCGTACTTCGCCTTCCAGACAGAATCATCAGAATCTGATTCTTTAGGATGAATAGCATCAGCAGCATAATCTACGTTAGTCTTTTCTGCAATATATTCAGCAGTTTTGCCTAACCCTATAGGTTCAACACCACGCATCAACCATTCAGCAGACACATCTGGGTAGGCTTTTAAGAAGTTCTCTACCAACGTAGAAGACAACGTCTGCTCACCTTTAACTTGCCTAAGAACCGTAGATTGATTCATATTAAGCGTTTTTGCCAAAGCATTCAATGATATACGATTATCATCAATATACGCTTTAATTCTTTGATACACAGTTATTTCCATACATTTTACATATTTAAACCATACTTAAACTATGCAAATCGGGATAACTTTTTCCCAAAAATATTTGGTTAGTTAGGCGGATTTGCTTACCTTTGCACTCGTAAACAACAAGTTGCTTAATTATTAGAAGCAAAAGTACAACAAAAAATTAAGATATGCAAGTAAAAAAGATAAAAATTATCAAAGTTTCGCCCGAAGGACGTAAAAAACTTGCTGAGCGGTATAGATGCAGAAGGGAAACCATCTACAACGCTCTAGGTTTTAGAAGTCAGAGCAAACAAGCCGAAAGCATCAGGCATGATGCCTTGAATGAGTTCGGAGGAGTTAAGACCGATAAGGTCATGTTCTACTAATAATAAAGAAGGAGGAATCCTATGAATGAAATTTCAACTATTGTAGATGGTGACCGAATGACATCACTACAGATTGCAGAGATTACTGGCAAGCGTCATGCTGATGTGATGAAATCCATCCGAAAGATGGAGCCAGCTTGGGAAAAAGTAGCCGAGGGCAAATTTTCCCTCGGGTCTTACAAGGATGAAAATAATCAAGATAGACCTTGCTACTCCCTCAACAAGGAAGAGTGTCTCTACATCGCCACCAAGTTCAACGATGAAGCGAGAGCCAAGTTGATTAAACGATGGAAGGAACTGGAAGAGCAACATCAAAAGCCATCTGTCCCTCAGAACTATCTCGAAGCTCTCAAATCTCTGGTCAAGGCTGAGGAGGAGAAACAGCAGCTAGCTTTGGAAAATAAGAAGCAGCAGGAGCAAATCGTCACTATCAGCAAGACGAACATGGAACTCGGCAACAAGATTACCGAAATGCTGCCGAAGGTCAGCTACTACGACAAAATCTTGCAGAGTAATGCCACCATGACCGTTACTCAGATTGCTCAGGACTACGGAATGAGTGCCATGAGGTTAAACAAGGAGTTGGAGTCTATGAGAATCCAACACAAGGTAAGAGGTCAATGGATATTGTTTGCCCAGTTCCTCGAAGGTGGATATGTTCACAGCAGAGCAGTAGACATCGTAAGGAGTGATGGTCGGCACGATGTGAAATACAACACCGAGTGGACAACGAAAGGAAGAATCTTCCTATACGAATCACTCAAAGCGAAGGGCATTCTCCCCTTGATAGAGCAGGAGAACACTCCCAGCGATAAGGGCACTGGTAGAACAGAGCCAGCCAAGGCAGCTAGTGTCAGTCAACAAACCATCAAATTCAACTGATATGATAGACAAAGAGATTAAAGAGCAGCTAGACCGCATAGAGCAGTATTCGCTCATAGCTGCAAAGAATGTGCTCAACATTAATGAAGCTGCAATCATTCTTGGTATGACGGTTAGAGGAGTGAGAGAGAACGTCAGGAACCGCATCATTCCTTGCTATAAACCAAATGTGAACCGACTCTACTTTAAGAAGAGTGAGTTGGAAGAATGGATGACTCAGAACCGAAGGAAGAGCATGGCAGAGTTGAAATCAGAGGCAGCAGCCTATTGTTTTACCCATTAAACAGATAAACTTATGATAGCAGATGTAATGTTGGTAGCCAGCGTAATAGTTTTCGCTGTTGCCGTTAAGGAAATTCACTCCTACTTCAAGGAAGTAGGCAAGTAAGATATATGGAGATTGAACCTCACAAGTTAAATTTAGTATTAAGTTATTAATGTGTTAAGTCTTATAATATTTCAGTCATTGAAAACAGCAGAGGTTTTTTGGAGTTTGCTACTCCCAGTCTCCACTATAACTTTAGTCGTTATAATTTTACATGTTTTAAGTTTTTGCCCAGCGCAAGTAACTCAGTTGGTAGAGTATGAAGGTTTATGAGCCTTCGATGTCGTGGGTTCGAGTCCCACCTTGCGCCCCATATAGCCCGATTCCAAGGCTTTATATCGGATAGGATAAACCTTCCTAGAGAGGTACACGTACCCAAAAGGAGCATCATTAACCACAGATGGTGCTTAGACGTGGAAGTGGCAAGCGAGTACATACACCTGATAGGTGGAATTTGGAAAAACTTGGAGTTCACTTGTGAAGAAGCAGACCTGATGCCGTGACCCTTATATAATAAGGTAGCATCTAAAGGTAGGAGCGCACAACTACAAATCGGTTCTAATGCAGCCAGCACGCTTTCTTTCTATTCGGTTCAAGTTATTGGTTATTTTATAGAAATCAGATATATCACAATATGTGCGATTACTAGTGCTGGGAGTCCTAAGCCTTCATAAATGCAGAAGGGAACCAAGGAGCGATTCACCATCCGCCAAGATTGTATAGATGTCGCTCCACGGAGGTGGCGGTTTTATCATATTCATTTTACTGCCCCTCCTTTTCTAAAGGAAATTGCAAATATTGACATATTAGTGTGTTTCATACAGATTACATTTTCGATGCGGTAGCGACCGCTCAGGTTAAACTAAAATAAAAAACTCTCGCCCCACCATTCGTGAGAATCGTGGGGTTTTTAATTTGAACATTTAAACCATACAATATGAGATATAAAGCAAATAGTTGTCACGATTGTATATTCTTGACAATATGTGACAATCCGAATAAGAACCCAGATGGTGGCTACAGATGCAGCTTCTATCAATGGAAATATCAATAACAACTTAATACATATAAGATATGAAAGAACTTATCGCAATTCAGTCAGAACTGAAAGTCCCGAAGAGTCAGTTCAACAAATTCGGTGGCTACAAGTATCGCAAGGCAGAGGACATTCTTGAAGCTGTCAAGCCTTTGCTCAACAAGCAGAAATGCACGCTAACCATCACAGATGATATTGTGATGGTAGGCAACCGCATTTATGTTAAGGCTACCGCCACAATCAAGAACGAGAAGGGCGAGTGTGATACAACCACTGGTTGGGCTAGAGAAGAAGAATCAAAGAAAGGTATGGATGGCAGTCAGATTACTGGAGCATCCTCTTCTTACGCTCGAAAGTATGCCCTCAACGGTCTCTTTGCTATTGATGATAACGCTGATTCCGATACAACATACGATGGGCAGCATCAGGCAGCGCAACAGCAGACACAGACTCAGCAGCCAACCGCCCAGCCTTCACAAGCCGCCAAGCAGCAAGCATCCCCTCAGTTTCACCCGAATGACTTGAACGAAGGATTGGCTTACCTGAGCAGATGTGTTAGCAAGGACAATCTGATATGGGTAGTACAGCATTATCAGCCGCTCACCGCCAGCCCTCAGTTCATGCAAGCAGTATCAGCTAAGAAGAAAGAATTAGGATTACAATAATATGACAGAAACAACAAAGAAAATCAGCCTGAATGTGCCAAGAGTCACATTCATTGAGGAATCTCATCAGTACTTCATTGGCAAGAAGGAACTGAAAGGAGTAACGGGAACGCTCATCAAGAAAGCCTTCCCCGACACCTATAAGAATATTCCAGAGTCTGTATTGAAGAAGGCAGCAGAGCGAGGAGGTCTTATCCACAACACGTTTGAAACCTTCTGTTCCATCTTCGATGCCGACATCAAGCAGTACCCGAACCCTACGGAAGAGCTTCAAGCCTTCCACAGCATGTTAGTCGCATACGATTTACACTATGTAGCATCCGAGTATCTTGTTACAGATGGTGAGAACTTTGCATCTGCCATTGATGGAATCTTTGCCGACAGCAAAGGCAACATCTATCTGGTAGATTACAAGACCACCGCCACCCTTCACTACGACAACGTTTCGCTCCAGCTATCCATATATGCAAAATGGTTCGAGGAGCAGAACCCCGACCTAAAGGTGAAGGAGATTGTCTGCATGTGGTTCAAGAACGGACACAGCAAGTTCCAGCCACTCCCAAGGGTAGCTGATTATCAGATTGACGATTTAATCGCTGCTTATCTCGCAGATGATGCAGACTATCAGTATAAGGTGGAAGTTCCTGAGCAGTTTTCAGCACTAGAGCAGGAGTTCAGATTAATAACCGCTCGTGTGGATGCCCTGAAGATTAAGCAGGATGAGTTGAAGGAAAAGATAATGAAGATGATGGAAGACAACAAGCAGAAATCCGTCAAGACTCAGTTCGCCTCCTACTCTTATGTGGCAGCTACCACCAAGAAGACCTTCGACACGAAGCTGTTCAAGGACACGGAGCCTGACCACTACGAGCACTATCTAAAGGAAACGACTACCAAGCCATCAATAAGAATCAAACTTAATTAAGTATAGATATGAACGTTAAATTTACAGGAAAGATTATTGCAGCAGGGCAAGTTCAAATGGGAACTTCCCAAAACGGAACACAATGGAGTTCGTGTGAGTACACTATCGAAGAGTTGAACGAGCAGTACCCTTCAAGAGCCGTTATCTCGGTATATGGCTCAGACAAGTTGCAGCAGTTCAACATTCAGTTAGGAGAAATCATCACCGCCCACATCGGATTGAAGGCACGCCAATCTAAGGAAGGACGTTGGTTCAATCAGTTGGATTGTTGGAAGGTGGAGCGACCAAATGCCCAGCCGCAAGGTCAGGTTGTCCAGAGTCAGATTGGCGCAGCACCTCAGCCAGTTGGTGGATATTACCAACCACAGCAACAGCCTATACCTCTGAGCCAGCAACAGCAGTTTCCCCCTCAGGTTAACGCAAGCGGTCAACCTATTCAGCAGAACGCTCAATATGCAGGTGGTCAGCAGCAGGGTCTTCCCTTCCCTGCCCCAAACCAATAATATATAAGGTATGGAAATCCATCTAGTAAGAACCTCCACTGGTCTTCGCCCCTACACGGATGATGATTACGAGGAAATGAAAAAGATAAAGGTTGGTTCCATCGTCAAGGCAAACATAGTTCGACCAAGGAACATCAAGTTTCACCGCAAGTTCTTTTCCCTTATCAGAGCAGCATGGGATTGTCTCACAGAGCAGCAGCGCACAAACCTACGTTCTATAGACACATTCCGTGAGCAGCTTCTGATAACATCAGGATTCAGCGAACCGCTTTACGACCTCAACGGACAGAAGTTCTTGGAGCGAGCCAAGTCTATCTCCTTCGCCAAGATGGATGAGCCAGCCTTCAATGAAGTATATAGTAGAGTCTTAGACACCATCCTCACGATACTCTATGCAGATGGTGTTACAGAAGACGAGTTTAATAACATTTTACAAAATTATAGTTGATATGACACGTAGAAACGACAAGCGCAACAACAGACGTAATCGTCAGCGCAACAACACCCCAGAGTTACCACCATTTGCACAGATGCTTTTCGGAGCAATCGTTGGCAAAGGTGTAGACATGATTGCCAAGAAGATGGCAGAGAATGCCGAGGAAGAGAATCCTGATATTCATGCAGAAGGCATCAGTAATCAGGACGTTACCAACATCAATAACGGAAAAGCAACCTTATCTAAGTTGCGCATTCCTGCTGATGGTTCGGCAGTAGAGTACCCTATCCCTGATAACCTCCAGTTCTTCTTCGATGAGGAAGGTAAGTTGATGGTTCGTCAGAAGACGGAACATGAAAATGTTCCTAACAACGAGGAAGGCAATCCTATCACTTATGATGATATTCTCAAAGAACTCTACTTGAACAAAAAGGTGTACTTTGTTAGTGGTAAAAGTATTCAGTTATCAACAGCAGACGTGGGCTCCTATAAGGATATTGACAACTGCGCAAGCGAGGCTCAGGCAAAACGTTTGATTGCATTCAACAAGTTGATGAACATCGCCAAGTATCTCAAGGGTGACTGGAAACCGAACTTCGACAGAGACGATGAAAAATGGAATATCAATAAAGATGGTGATACATTTATCGAAATGTACACAAGAAGATTGAACAAAGCGGGTGTTTACTTCAAGTCGCAAGAACTTACCAAGGAAGCCATCCGCTTGATGGGTGAAGATTCTCTCAACGACCTTTTCTCAACCGACTGGTAATGGCAAGCTACGCTGAAATCAAGGCAAAGCTACAGCAGGAAGGCAAGAAGATACGCAAGCGTTCATCCTATGATGAGCACAACTTGCAAGCCGCAGAGGTCAGGTATATGCGTGGGGTATACCCTGACCTTGAAGGTGTCTTCTTTGCCATTCCTAATGGTGGCAAGCGAACCTCCCGACAAGCCGCATGGCTCAAAGAAGAAGGTATGAAGGCAGGAGTATCTGATATGCTGCTCCTGAAGCGCACCTCCCAGTACGGTTTCCTCTGCATCGAAAACAAAACACCGAAAGGTAGGCAGGAACCCGAACAGAAGGTATTCCAGTATGAAGTAGAACGACATGGTGGCAAGTACATCATCGTCCGCTCTATAGATGAATTTATCCAAGCAATCGACAATTATTTAAATGGTGAACTATGACAGATGAAATCAAACAAGCCATTCTGCTACTAGAAGAGAATGGCTACAAGGTTACCGCTCCTCCCAAGGAAATCAAAGACGAATATACCTTTGAACGAGCATGGAACTTGTACGACAAGAAGGTAGGCTACAAAGCCAAACTCGAAAAGAAATGGAACTCCATGAGCCTGAAAGACCGCAAGGCAGCTATAGAGTATATTCCTCTCTATGTAATCTCACAGCCCGACAAGCAGTACAGAAAGAACTTCCAAACCTTCCTTAACCAGCGAGGATGGGAAGATGAAATCATCGGAGCAACACCACCGCCAGCATCCGTTAACGAGAATCCTTCCGAAATCAGCCAACTTATCGCAAAGACGAAGGCTGAACAGAACGTAACAAATGCGGATAAGGACAACGTTTTCAAAACACGCATCATAGGAATGATAGAGCTTCTGCAAAAGAATCCTCATAGCCTATGCCGAAAGCAGTTGGAGATATATCGTGATAACGGAACCTTGGAACGCTTGGGCATCCAATGGAATCCATAAACCACAAATCTGTTTACCAAAATGATAGCAATCAGTAAGTACAACAAGCAGCATCCTCTCAGAGTCTTTGAGGCATTCGCTGGCTATGGCAGTCAGAGCCTAGCCTTCAAATACCTCAAAGATAAGCATCCTGAGTTCGACTTCAAGGTAGTGGGCTACTCAGAGATAGAACCATCAGCCATCCAAGCCTACGGACTCCTGCACGGAAGAGATATTCCGAACTTCGGAGACGTGACAAGGATAGACTGGAATGAGGTTCCCGACTTCGACTTCATATCATGGTCTTCACCATGCCAAGATTTCTCCAATGCAGGACTTCGCCAAGGAGCAGAGGAAGGAAGCGGCACACGCTCATCCCTTATCTTTCAGGAGAAAAGAATGCTGGCAGTCAAGAAACCGAAGTATGTGATGCTAGAGAACGTAAAAGGTCTTCTCTCAAAGTCAATGAGGAAGTACTTCTTCCAGTACCTCAAAGACCTCGACTCCTTTGGTTACACCTCCTTCTACAAGGTACTGAATGCCAAAGATTACGGAATCCCTCAGAATCGTGAGCGCATTTTCGTAATATCCATCCTACGCACAGAAGACGAGCCGAACCCAGAGTATCACTTCCCTTCTCCCATTAAGCTAGAGTCAACGGTTGAGGACATATTGGAAGACAACGTATCTCCCGAATATTTCCTATCCAAGCCACTCCTAGAAAAGTATCTCACCAAAGCAGACATCAATGAATCAATCGAAAAACTCTACCCCGAAGATAGCAATACCGAAAACTGCTGATGGATGCTCCCCTACCATCACATCATCATTTGGTGCAGGAATCAGCATAGCCAATCTTCTTGGTGTTGACCATTTCCCTAAGGGGGGGGGTATTGATAATCAAAAAGTTACAAGCAGAAAACTGCTCATCAACTCAGACGTAGATGGTTTAAGTAGAACTATCCGTACAAGTTATTATAAGGCTGGGTTTGCTAACTATATACATAACGATGGCAGAGCAGCCAATGCAGTCTTAATCATCAAGAAATTATAATGTGCGACAAAATTATAAAGCTAGCAAACCTCCAAATCAAAGGCAGAATAGAGCAGCAGACCAGAGTCTACTCCACCAAGGGAATCTCTCCTACTCTCAATTCTGCTATGGGTCACGGAGGTAATTGCATTCCACTATTCTTAATCGTCAAAGAGATATGATAACAGGAGGAAAGAGAATGAAATCCCTGCTCCTATCGGGGAAGGTGAAACCTGATGTAGGTGGTCAAGTTCTCGACATCTACAACCAAGCAGTAATGCAAGGTATCTCCCCTACCATCAAGACAACCATAGATACAGCAAACATGACATTCGTAACAATCATGAACAAAGAAATCATTCATACCGCTCCAAACGGAAAGAAATACTCCATCCAAATCAGAAAGTACACTCCAAGAGATTGTTTCCGACTGATGGGAGTTCACGAAGCTGATATAGACAAACTCCTGAGCAAGGAGAAATCTGGTCAACTCATCATCAGCAAGAGCAAACTATATGCCCTTGCAGGAAACTCAATAGTAACAAACTGCCTGACCGCCATGTTCGAGGAACTGATATTCCCCTCAGGAAATCACTACCACGACAAGACTGGTCAGCTATCACTCTTTTAGCTTATGGATATTTTTGGATATATCAAGATAGGCAAGCGTATCAGCAAAGCGCACAAAGCCATGTTCACCCACAAGACCATGGTAATATGGTACAAAGGCAACCCAATCATCGGAACAATGCACGATGGCTTGTGGTATCAACAAGACTTGAACGGAATGTGGGAACTATTAATGTTCCAGTCCGAAGTCACACACGTCTCATTTTTACCTTCGCCAAATGAAGACAGAGAAAGAAAAAATCCTAGCCATCATCGCTGAGATTCAGGCTGAGCGTGAAGCTGCCCACATCGTGCCGCCCCACGTCCTAACAGCCGAAATCATCAACCGAGGATGCCATCAGCCGTATCAAGACCTCAACGAGTTATGTGCAGAAGGCAAGATAAACTGGTGCAGAACCCTCAACGATATGGCATTCACTATCAGAAAATAATAAAATCAAGAACAATATGAAAATTATAACGCAGAAAGAACTGGCATCCTTAGCAGAAGATGCTTTTAAGAATGCCGAAAAGCATGGTTTCTATCCTAAGAACACAGAAATAGAAACCGAATTGATGCTCATTATCACGGAAATGGCAGAAGCTGTTCAGGCAGACCGACACAATCGCCACGGAAGTATTGAAGACTATGAGAGCGAGATTCAGATGGGCAGAGATATTCCTACCGCCTACAAAAACTCTCTTGAAGGAACGGTTGAATCCGAGTTCGCTGATATTGCCATCCGTATCTTATCACTCTTAGGATGGATGAACAGCAAAAGCCCTATTAAAATAAATAGCAATTCTGTTCTTGCTGATGAATATGAAATTGGCAGGATTCAATACACGATTCAAAACAAGATTCATAGGAGCAATATCGCAACCGATTTATATCGGTTAAATGGAAAGTTTAGTTCGTTTGTTGATAATGAATCATCCTATTGGTTCGTATCAAAAACTCTACAGAATATTCTTATGCGGACTTTCGCAATCGCCCACAATCACAATATCGACCTGATGGAGCATATCAAGTTGAAAATGCAGTATAACGAATCTCGTCCGTACCTACACGGATGCAAATATTAGGAGGACAGCAATATGTTTGGAATAGAACAGATTTCAAGAAGATGTTTATTGACGTTGAGTGATGGTAGCAAAATCCAAGCTACCATCTACATTCCAAAGCCAACCAAACCCATCTTCCCTGAGCAGATGGAACGCAATATCATCGAGAATTTTAATAATTCGCAACCTCTTGCAGTAAACAAGGTTGTCAAGTGTCACATCATGAGAAATTAAAGTTATGGAAGATTTATCTATTGGGTCAGAAATCGTCTTGAAGGTGGTTGAAAGCGAGACAGAAGGATGTAATGGTTGCTTCTTTGATGAGATAAGTAGCAATATCTATGAGAATGTTTGCAGCGATTTTAATTGTAGCGCAAGCACTAGAAAAGACGGAAAGAATGTTCAATTCAAAAGGGTAAAATGATATGAATGAAATCAAAAGTAAGAATGTTCAGAATTATGTCATGAACGATATGGTGTTTAAGGTTGATTTACCAAGGCTCTTGAAAGAGATATCTGAGTGTTCAAAAAGCACTCCTTATCCTGTGACTTTTACTATTTTGATGCGTGTACTTGGAATACTTGCAGAAAGGGCTATTGAAATAGATGACCCTGCACTAAACATCATTATGATGAACCTTGGACTTTACGAAGGAGTGCATGATAAGAACGCAGGTGAGGTTATATCTAAACAGCGCAAGTTGATTGCTGATAATCAAAAATAGGAGGGCTATGTATGATTAGAGACGATGCAAAGATAATTGTAAAATCAAATGGTGTATCACTTAAAGAAGCCTTGACTAAAGAAGTAGTTAAGGCACTCAATAAAGAAGCTTCCATCTATATGAATTATGAAATCTCCGAAGTAAAGCTTGGTGGCAACCATCCTAGTGTCAAGGAAAATCGCAGAACTAGAAGAATGTTAGAACTTAGAAAAAGAAAGGGTAGATTATGATAGATGACAAGAAAATAGAAGCTGCTGCCGAAGAGTACAACGAGAAAGTTGAAAATGAATTGGAGAAGAAGCACATTCCAAAGCGGACATTTGCAGAACGCTATGCAGAATCAGCAATAAGTGAATGTGCTTTTAAAGCTGGTGTCAAGTGGGCAATCTGTGAATTGCTTAATGACTTGTGGCATCCTGCTAACGAAAAACCTCTACTACGAAATGGAAAATGCTTAGTAGTATACAATAGTGGTAAAATTGATATATTTAAAATATCTTTTATTTATGAAATGCTTTACAATTATGGTAAAGATGGTATGGGCTGGAAATGCTGGGCTTATGTCTCCGATTTATTCCCAAAGGAAGGAGGCAACCATGATTAAGCCAGTTACTATGTACTCTGTCATTTGTGATAGATGTGGAAAACCATTTATTGATGAATTTAATGGCATTGTGGCTTGGTTGGACGAAGGAACCGCAAAAGAGCAAGCAATGGAAAGCGAATGGGCAGAAATAGGTGATAAGTACTACTGCCCAGACTGCTATGAGTTTGACGATGAGTTAGATGAGTATGTACCTAAAAAGAAAGGAAAATAAATATGAAGAAGGAAGGATATTACGAATATGGAAACGGAATCTACCCTTTGAAACTTTGGGTACACATCGGTAAAGACTTGAAAGAGCTGATAGATTCCTGTTTTGACGGGTGCAATGCTCCAGATAGAGATTACGGAGGCGTTACATATTCAGATGCTGTCAGAAAGAGCGACAACAGACGTGGTGTTCTAGTCTCGTTTCAATGCTCGAAGGATATGTCGATGGACTACTGCTGCCATGAGGCTTCTCACGTCTGCGATGCCATCGAGGAATATACTGGCTTGGAACACGGTGACGAGTCTTCTGCCTACTTGATTGGCTGGATTGCGTCTTGCATCAACAAGGCTCGTTTGGGCATTGGAGATTTCGTTGAACTAAAAGATAAGGAGGAATAGATTATGATTAAGAAAGAATTAAGCGTATGAAACAGGAGTTTATTATTGGTGATATTGTTATGTATAAAAACAGAATACATACTATTATAGATATACTTGCTTCAAATGGTTATGAATTATCTTATGTAAGGCATCCAGTAAGCCCAGTAAGATTATCTGGAGTTCCTCTTACTCCTGAGATTCTAGAGAAAAATGGATGGAAGGATGATGGTTATGATTGGTATAGATTGCCAACAAAAAAAGCTTATCTGTATATAACAAAAGATATGACAACTTTGGGTGAGTTCTTGGTGTGTGTAGGTCTAGACAGACATAATATTGCTAGTATTAGTTTTGTTCATCAACTCCAGCATCTTCTCTTCGGTCTAGGACTTAACTCAGAAATGGAGGTGTAGGTATGAAAAGAATAATAGCAATTATAAAGTTTCCTATATACGCAATGGTTGTATTATTGTTTATTCTATCAATACTGACAGCAAAAGGTATATTGTGTATCGTAAGATTAAAGCCTTCTGATTTCGATAATCTTCCTAAGTTCTTGCAAGACAAAGCAAGGAAGCTGTCAAATGTGGTTGAAAATTTAATGAATTGATTGTTTAACGCCTTCGGGCATAAATAGAAGTAATATGACATCAGAACAAGTAGCCAAAGTATTGAGTTCTCTAGGCAAACGAAAGGTCTGCTTTCAGTATGGAGGCAAAGTAGAGATAGTTAAGGGAATCAACGTAACAAATGATAACATGATTCTGATTAGTGAACTTCCTTCGGGCATAAATAGTTAGAATATGAAACATATTAAGTTTACAATAGATATAACATTGTCTCCTGATAAAGAGTTCCTTACGAAGGAAGACTTTGTGGAAGCAGTATATACATGTTATGGAAAGATTAGAGACGTTGCTCCTGATACAATAATAAAGATTAATTAACCATCCGCAAGGATATAAATAGATAGAAATATGGTAGCATTATTAACAATTTTAGGAACTATCTTTTTGATAGTTAGTGCAATATTTTGGTCAGCAACACCGAAGTTGAGAACAGTTAATATTGTAATTGCATCAGTTGCAGCAATACTTATGACATTATGCTATGTAGGCTCTGTGCTTGCACAATATATGATAGAATTTGCGAAATAATTAACTAACCACCATCTCCTTGGTGAAATTAAGATAATAACGAAAAAGTCGTGCTCGAATTAGATTGGTTGGCATTAGGTGTAGCCGTAAAATATCAATTACCGCTTGACAATTCACCTCAGAGCACTCTTATGTGGAAAAGGCATCAAGCATTTAGTACACATCGAAGAACGTTAATGAGTGAAAGGCTCATAAAGACTCCAATCCGTTATTATTTTGATAACATCATGGAGAGGGTAAAAAGAAGAGAATATGAACGCAGATAAAATAACATTAGCTGGCTATATTGCATATTTCAAAGGTATGTATAAACGATATGGCAACATAAGTATTGCGCAATTAAAGCATATAGAAAGAATCAGAAAAAAGAAGGATAAGCAATGAACAAAGAAAAAATAAAATCAGCTATTGAAAATACTATTCGTTATATGAATGGTAACTATTATTCAAAATTTGAAGAAAAAATGATTGTTGGTTACTTGGAAGGAGCACTTAAAGAGTTGGAGGGCTAGAATATGGATTCAAATTATGATGTAATACAAGGTGATTGCCCTAATTGCCCATTTGCCGATTTATTTGGTGGATTCTGCTTTTACTACAGATTCTATCCTGCCAATATAGGTTATGGTGAAGCAACTTGTAGATGTGAAGAATTAAAGTCAAGGGAGGACTAAGCAATGGCAATATATAGAGTTGATTTTTTCAAATCGTCTAACCCTAAGTTTGTTATGGTTGAAGCAAACTCAAAAGAAGAAGCAATTAACAAGGCAATAGAAGAAGATAATTGGCAGAAATATCCTGTATTTTTTCCTACCTTTGAATATATTGCTACTCTACAAAATCGTAAACCAAAGCAAGTGTCTCCCGTATGGGTTTCTATCAAGGATAGGCTCCCACCAGTAGATAAAGAAGCTGTATTACTCACTACTGATGGTGAAATATACTTTGGACATATAGTAGATAAAAAGATAGCCAAAGACTACAACGGATGGAATATCCCTGACGTAGAGTACTGGCTACCATTCGTTGACACAAAAGATGAATAATTATGGATTTTATGAACTCAGAGCGTAAGGCACGCAAGCCCCACAGATGTTATATGTGCGGTTGTACGATAGAAGCAGGAACCAAATATGTCAGGCAGTTTACTCCCGAATATAGGTCTGCAATCTGTATGCACAAGGAATGTGAAAAACTCCTAAGTCACGAAGGTTTCTGTGATGAAGAATCTTGCGATGGTACAAGTGATGATTTCTTTGGCAACGCAATCTTTGATTACGTCAATATGTATCATACTTCTTCTGATGGAAAAGCGTTAGATGAAGGTTGGGATGGAGATAATTATCACTTGGTAAAAATGATTTTAAAAGAATTGGAGGATTGATTATGACAAAATTTAAGGTAGTTAGATATTGGGATACATATCCCGATGGAGTTATTGCAACTTGCGATACAGAGGAAGAGGCAGAAAAGATACGTAAAGAATATCTCAGAAACCGTAAACCTATGTACGACTATTTAGTCAGAAAGGAGGGTGAATAATGACTAGAGAAGAGTTAAGAAATAATTATGGAAATGACATCTGTGAGTTATGCCACCGTGAGTTTTATACTAGCAGAGCATACCCAGAATCACTTTGCGAAGGTCAGTTTTGCGAAGAGGCAGAAGATAGTTTCGCAGAAGAACATAATATAGAGTTGGAGGACTAAGTTATGGACAGAAATCAAGCTAAAGAATTTTATCCTATTCTGCAAGCTTATGCAGAAGGAAAGATAATAGAAACAAGAAGAAAACCAACCGCAGACAACAACGGAGTAACAAAAGATGGTTGGTTTGAGTTCAATGATTGGACTGAAATGAAGGAACTGGAATATTGGGTAAACGTGGATTACCGAATCAAGCCAGAGTCAAAGTACCGCCCTTTTAAGGGCGCAGAAGAGTGCTGGCAAGAGATGCAAAATCACCAGCCATTTGGGTTTATGAAGTTTAAAGATACAGAAAGCGGATATTATATGCTTACAGGTATCGCAAGAGGTGTAGGAGTTGGCATTAATGACTCTCTATTTAGTTATGATAGAGTATTTGATGATTACACCTTTGCAGACGGACTTCCGTTTGGCGTAAAAGTGGAGGAATAGTTATGGCGTATTGTTTTTGTGATTTTTGCGATTACAAGGATGAATGTAAGCACTATCGAAAGGTAGTTGTTTGTCCTTATATAAAAACGGAGGAATAGTTATGGCATTTGTAGCAGTAGATTATATCGGAGAATGGATATTCAACTACAAGCCTGATATGTGGGCTGGTGATTGTATCGAACATAATTATTGGTTGCAACAAGATAGATATGGAGCTTATGGTTTTCAACTTCCACAAGGTAGCATTAAAAAACTCATCGGAAGAGAATTGTCTTGGAAAGATGAGCCAGTAGAACTTAAAGAAGAATAGTTATGTTTGGATTTTATGTTATACTTACCCTAGCTGTTATGTTTATAGCTTGTATGGGTGGAGTTTTCGGTTATTTAATTGGTAAAAATATTGAAGAGACAAATATGAGCATGCAAATATGTAAGGAAGCCTATCAAGAATTGATAGACGGAGATATAGAATGGCTTCTTAGACAGCCTAGAGACCTCGAAAGAGACCATATAGAGGCAGTGCTAAGAAAGAGTGTTGAACTTTTATACGGGAAGGAATAATAGCTTATGTATAGACCGATTACAATGTATCAGATTGTTTGCGATAGATGCGGAGAAGTATTTGTAGGTACAGATACTTGCTATGCACTATTCTACAACAAGAGTACTGATATTGAAGACTTCTCAAACTGGAAGATGATTGATGGTAAACACTATTGTCCTGTGTGCGATTGGGTGAGGTCATTAATGGAGTGTATACCTTTAAAGAAAAAATAGTTATGGCAACCTATAGAATAGTAGATATGTATCGTAAAAGCAAGGCTGTTAATGGCATACATTACGATTCTGAGGATAATCAAATCCTTGCTTATCGTGTAGATAATAGACATTCGTTGTTATTTGGACTTATCCATTATTGGGACTATGGCGCATATAACCTTTGCCCAGACTGTCTGTTTTCTTCGATAGATAAAGCATAAGAAGCTATATTGAAGGTAGATAAAAGTAAAATAATAACAATTTTATATGAATAGCTTATGAAAGTAGAAAATATCAAGTTTAAGGCAAAACGTCTTGACGGAAAAGGATGGGTAATCGGTGATTTGCTGCATTCATACGAGAATGGTGCTATCATAGTTCCTATAGAAGGAGGTGGTGCATTTTCTGTTGACCCTTCTACAGTCTGCCAGTTCACAGGACTGAAAGACTGTGAGAACCAAGACATCTACGATGGAGACATTCTCGCAAAAAAAGAATATCCTGTTTTTGAAGTCGGGTATATTAACTGCACATTTGCTGCTGATTATATGGGAGATGATAGATTTATTTTTAATCTTCTTGCATTAAGTAAAACTTGCAAGGTTTGTGGTTCAAAATTTGACAGAAAGGAAGGTGAGAAAAATGATGAAGAAAAGAACATATAGGATACTCATTATAGTCTTTTTCTGCATGATGATGGGATATATTCTCGTTGGAACAATCCTTAATCCATCTGTTTACGAAGTGACAAGATTATTTTTGTCTGGCTTGTTCTTGGGATATTATACATATTGTTTATATAGCATTTATGAAGGAGGTAAGGAATGAAGATTAGACAAGCAAAGAAGATAATGAAAGCAGACACTTATGCTGATTATCCAAGTAAGAATCCTTCACCTTACTGGAAAGCGAAGTTTAAGGAAGCTTATAACGAGTATGGTTGTGTTACGTTCTGTGAAGGTTCGAGCAAGTGTAAATACCGCAACAAGTTCGACCATCGTATCAAAAAGGCAATTAATTTAACAATATAAGTAGTTATGGACAAAACAAAATTACATGCATCATTACTCTTCCTGATGCTAAAACTGGAAGAGGCAAAGAGCAACCCGATTGCTGAAAAGAACTTTGTTGCTGCATTGACGGAAGTGCTCAGATATTTCCGTGATAACGGAGAGTTGAAGAAAGCCTATGAAAGCCAAAAGGATTCATTGGCAGACTTGGCAAATAGTTCTTGGGTGAAAGCACTAAAGGAATATGTTTCCTCCAAAAACCAAGAAGACGGAGTTGATGTAAAGTTACCTGATATAGATGAACTTATTAAGGAACTAGCTTCTGATGAGTTCATCGAAAAGAAAATCAAGGATATTCTTGGAGATAACAATGTGGACGGAAAGGAGGAATAGCTTATGGCTGAATTGTTATTTGACATTTTTCTTTTTTCTTGTACGACTGCTATAGGGTTTATAATAGGATATTATTCACGAAAGTAAAATAGCTTATGAAAATAGAAATCAAAAGAGTAACGGACTGGCAGCGTGTAGTGGATGCTGCTCGGTTCACACAAGGCAAGGAACCGCTGGGACATGAGCCTAGCGATGAGTTCAAGAAACAGATGATTCTCAGCGAGCATTCACCGCTCAGAGAATTGGAGTTCGATATTAAGATGTATGGCATACCATACTGGGTGAGCAATCACTTTGTCCGTCATGTTCATGCTCAGCCATTCGTCTCCACATCACGACCAGATATTACTGGCTCCAAGGTATCACGTCACGATATGCGTCAGGATGATTTGGTCAACTTGCAGCTATCCCTCAACGCTCAGGAAATTATCAATATCTCGAAGTTGAGACTATGCAACAAGGCCTCAAATGAGACAAGAGAGGTGTGGTACTTTGTTATTGATGAATTGGCACGTATCGAACCTTTGCTTGCATCCGCTTGCGTTCCTCAATGTGTATATAGAGGGTTCTGCCCTGAGTCAAAATCATGTGGCAGAACTAAGTCAAACATATTTTCCGTTATAAGAAAATACTACAAAAATCTCGAAACATATTAAAGTAACCAATGAAATATCCAAAATTTAACGTCAATGAATTTGTCGGTGGGCACTTCGAGTACACCACTCCCTGCCCATTCGGCATATACGGCAAGTACACCAACGAAATACTATATGTTGGTAGCCTTGCTTGCCAGCGATGCGAGCACTTCCGAGGAATCAACAAAGAAGATGGTATCGTATCTTGTGGAATCGAATAGTTTTAAGAGTGCAGCCTATCTGCATTCTTCTTAATAATTAATCAAATTTTATATATGAATACAAAGAAAATCTCAATCATTCAGCGTATCAAGGAAAAATTCCTTGGCAAGCAGTTCTTTATTGCAGTTATCGCTAACAAGGGAACCAGTTCCTACTTCGTCAACTCTACAATCTACCGCTCAGAGAAGGAGGTGAAGGCTTACAAGAAGTACATCACCACAGATGAGCGTATGAAACAGAGCTTCGATTTCGTAGGCTATTATGGTTTCCGTTCTAAGTTCGACTTCCGCATTCCTCTTAGCGGAAAGCCAGTATCAGTTGAAGAGGCAAAGAAACTGGCAGAGAAGTAGTATGGGAAAGTTGATAGACCTTACTGGACATCGTTTCGGCAGATTACTCGTCTGCCGAAAATCTGATAAAGAGAACCACCAGCATGGTGCGTTCTGGATATGCAAATGTGATTGTGGCAGAGGTTGTACGGTTCTAGGTTCTGCTCTTCGTGACGGACGAACCAAATCATGTGGCTGTTACCGCTCAGAGCGAGCATCTGCCATCATCACCAAGTATGGCAACCGCAAGGGTAGACCCAAGCGGAAAGACAAAGTTAACGGATAATATCCATTTTATCACTTTTCATATTATATTTGCAACATGAAATTCAAGTATTTAATAGATAAAGTCAAAGGCTTCAGACACCGCAACGATTTTGTGTTACTGGACGGAAGAGCCAATTCGGTCACGCTCTCCAAGGGCATCTACGACCACATCATGCAGAAGGAGCGAACAGACAATTCCATCTTCGTGTTCAGACTATCTGACAGAGGTACATACGGATTCTGCATGCGTGAGGACTGGGAAGAACTTCGCAAAGCCAACACCGCCTTCACTCAGCTTCAATTCAACCAGAAGTATAAGAAGGTCGGTTTCAGAAGTGACTACCCTTCCATCACCGCCATCCTTGATGAGTACAACCTTCCTCTCAACAGAATGGTTCGCCTTACTTGCATCCCACGCAAGTCAGCCAAAGGCGAACCTTATTACGAAATCATGCGACCAAACTTAAATTCGAGCACATGGCAACAAGACAAGAAGTAATACTCAAAGGGCTTACCCACTCTCCATCCGACTACGATTGTCAGGATGGAGAGTTGGCAACCTGCCTCAACCTCATCAACGAGGATGGGGCACTCCACCCTATCCAGCAGCCGATAATAGTAGAGAGTAGCAAGAATATCACCATAGACCAATATAGTTCAATAGAACTGGTTCATAAGGTGACACACAATCAGGCTATTCACTCCCACTATATCATACGTACCTCGGACTTTCAAGATAGGGAAAGATGGGGATGGCAAGAGCAGGATTCAGCAGATGATACAATCACAGAGTTCCTGCTTGGCGATGATTTTCACGTCAATTCCGTTTGCGCCATCGGAAACGTCTTGTGCTTTGTTGGTATTAAAACTACCAAATATGCTATATGGAAGAATGGTTCTTATCTTATTTTCGGAAAAGAAGACTTGCAGTTTGGTATTGAAATTGCCAACACATACCACCAAGACCTTACTTTGAAGGTGGAAGCTGGAGACAACTTCTACGACTACTTTATTGTTGAGAGTGCCAACCTCAACATGTACTACAATACAAGTGCTATTGGTACGAGGAAGATGTTTACTGACCTTGATGCAATTGCCAACAAGAAACTTGCAGAATTAGGAACAGAATATCTCAAAAGAAATGTTTTCGGTGTGGCTGCTCTTCGTCTTTACGATGGTACATACATCAATATATCAAACCCTTTTGTTCTTCCTAGTGCAGAGTCTAACGCTGTTTCTAGAAAGATAAACATATACGAAAACCCAGTAAATCCTGATGCTCCAAACGGAAAGACTATAACATCAAGTGTTGGCCTCAACAAATACACCATAGAGATTAGAGAAGTTGGCAACTTGCAGCTATACGAGGATATTGTTCAGGGAGTTGATATATTCCTCACCAATGGCGAAAGTTTCTATCAAATAGATAAATCTTACCCATTAGCTAGTGAAGATGGTATTCAATGGTTGTTTTTGGATGATATGAACGCAAGAGACGTTCATGACACCATCGGCAATATGCCTTTCTATCATTCGATATTCATTCCACTTAGTGAATTTGAACATCCGAAAGTAGTTAAGAGGCCAACGCAAGCAGAGGAAAACATTTCTCTTGCCGACCTCAACCGAATAGCGTTTGGCGGTACTACTGCTATTACATACAACAACCGACTGCACATCGCTGGCATCAGGAAGAACATAGATTCCAGTTTGGTTCGGCAACCATACGGTTACAAGAACGAAGAATATCTTACCGCCATATATGAGATACCGACAAGCAACGGAACGTACTACCTGAACGGAAGTATCGGTAATTGGCAGGATATTATTGCTGTTCCAATTAGTGATGTAAAAGAGATGGTCGTTTACGTAAAGCGCACATCTGGGTATCAAAAAAAACGTTTTACATTATATAGCCCTTCTAATTTTGGCTTGTCATTTTTCGTGCAAACTCTAACTGGAGGTATTGATGATATTATGGGAGGCGATTGGTATGATATTACGGAATCAGACTGGAATGCAATCAAGCAGAAAGCAGATAGTTTTGCCGTATCAAACTCAGATGATTCTTATCAGCCTTCACTTATCAGAGTGAGCGAAGCTGAGAACCCTCTTGTCTTCCCAGCTAAGAATAGTGTTCAGGTTGGCTCATCCATCGTTAGTGCAATGGCAGCCAATACCAGACCAATCAGCGAAGGTCAGTTTGGTGATGCCCCACTCTACGCTTTCACCGATGAAGGTGTATGGGTGTTGATGCTGGAAGAAGAAGGAACCTATATTGCCCGACAGCCAGCCAACAGAGACGTTTGCTCTAACCCTAAAGGTATATTGCAGATTGATGATGCAGTTCTGTTCCCTACCGAGCGAGGCATCATGATGCAGCGAGGACGAGAATCTGAGTGCATTACCGATGTGTTGGATGGCTTTCCATTCGACTTCAATCTAATATACAGCCATTCTGGGAAAGATACATACTACCCTCTCTCTATTCTTGAACTACAAGATTTTGAAGATGGAGAAGTAGCCTATGTTAGGTTCAGGAAGTATATGAAAAATGCAAGCATGATTTACGACTATTACGATAGCCGTATCATAGTCTTCAATCCTAGCTATGACTATGCGTATGTGTATTCATTGAAAAGCAATTTGTGGGGAACGATGGTGAATGCGTTCGCCAAGCGAGTTAATAGCTACCCTGAGTCATACGCTATCAACTATGCAGGAAAGATTGTTAATGTTTACGTTGAAAAACCGAGCGACAACATTCCTTTCTTTTTCTGCACAAGACCATTAACGCTTAATCAGGGAGATAACTATAAAACGATGTTTACTTGTATCATCCGTGGTTATTGGACGTGCGAGGCCAACAAATATAACGGACAGGTTCTTTTTGGAAGCAACGATATGAAACGTTGGTTCTATATCGGTTCTTCTATAGGCAATAGTCTTAGAAACTTGGTTGGCTCTCCATACCGCTATTTCAGAGTTGCCGTCATTGGCAATATGAATGCTGATGAAAGCATCAGCAGCATTTCTACTGCTTTCCAACAAAGATGGCAGAACAAACTTAGATAATATAACTTTTGTCATTTAATACAATAAAGGGTAGCAGTCCGTGATGGATAGATACCCTTACTTTATCTTAGTCTAAAAAGACTAGCCACTTAAAATGGATGCAATGCTATTCTTACCCTTCCAGCCGAGCGGTTGCTGGCATCCTTAATCTTCTGTTTTTTATCCTCAGCCAAAGCCCAGAATCTATCAGCACCATCAGGATAAACAATCATTAACCACTCATATAAAGACTGGTTCACAATATAATCATGAATATATACCGTCATGGTATGCACGCTTGTCTTCGAGAATCCACTTGGCATTCTCATGGCTAGATAATAGGCATCCTCATCATTTGTCGGGGAACCTATACACTCTTCCCACTCATTGGAATCAAAACCACCTCCAAGCATTTCCATCTTGGTATATCGGAAAAGCATTTCCTTGCAGTCTTCTACCGCTGAGTCAAGAATCCTTGCCAGTTTATCCCGATTGCCATCCTCACCCACATCATAGACGTTATGAATCAGGTGTGAATCCTCTACAGAACTGGAGATTGAATCAGCATAGGCAGCAGCCGTATTCCTGATGTCAAACACCAGTTCCTTCTTCTGAAGCTCTATCATTACCTTGTAACCAAGATTACATGTTCTGCATTCTTTCATACTCACCTCCTTCCTTATTCGTTAGGAGCCGTTCTGCTTGGCCTCTCACGTCTGTTGAAGGTCTCATGCAGATTCTTGATGGCTACAACAGAAAATTCTGAATAAGTCTTCGACTCATTAGGATTAGTAATGACGAACCAATCCATCAAAGCCTTGTTGATGATGTAGTCATGGATAGAACTTGTAAGCGCATCCTTCAAAGCAAGCGGATAATTGGATGGAAGGGAGAGATTAATGACAATATCGGTATCACCACTTATCAACTCGTTTGATGCAGTAGTACCATTTTCTGTTTGAACCGACTCACTCAACTCAACAAGCAGTTGACTATACGCATTCTGAATGCTACGCAAAGCCTGATTCTTGTCTTCATCATCATCACTTGCCTGAATATTGCTGGCAGCCTCAGCATCCATATCTGCTGCTCTTCTACTACGTCCAGTCAAGAACGCTTTATTCTGAAAATCGTAAATGAGTTCACTCATATACAACGTAATCGTTAGACTTTTTCTTGCCATACTATGATATTTTTGTTCGTGTTGGTTTCTTTTTGAAAAACGCTTTATCTTTGATGTCCAGCAATAATGCAGCAGCGTTATCTGCATACTCCTTAACCTTGTCATTAGCAGTTATCTCACACCATTTCCAGATGATTCTGTTCACCAAGAACGAGTTGGCAGATGAATTGATTGATTCGAGTAGGTTATCATCAAATCTGCTAGGCATTTCGAGTTGCCAAGTGATGGTTCCGTCTACTCCTGAGCCACCTGAGATAAATCGTTTCAGCACGTTTCTCAGCGCATCTAGCGATTCATTGAAGAACCGCTCAATCATCGTCAAGTCTGCATCCGTCACAAATACTTGGTCAAATGCCGACTTTCCATCCTCCAGTTTATTCTTTGCGCCTATGTAGGCAGTAGTCTTCGCTACCTCCTCATACACGTCACTTTTCTTGATTGTCAATGTGGAATCTGCCATTCTTTATCTTTTTATAGAGTTTATAACCTAATACGATTAACAGCATGCAGAGTACTCCAAAAGACCATACTGCATACTTCAACTGAAACTGCTCCCACTTGGATAACTCTTTCTCTACTGGATAGGGCACTGGGATGGAATCTCTTTTCAGGAAGGAATCCACCTTCACCTTATACACATTCTTATAGATGGTCTTCTCATGCCATCGGTCAAGAAAGCAAGTGTCTCCCTTCTGTCTGAGGAAGATTGAATCACGCACAAAAACGCTGTCAGAAGTATGCAGCGTATCGTGTTTTACTACGTCCCGACATATAACTTTTTCCATCGGGACGTATTTTGTCTTGCATCCCGACAGAAAAAAAGCCACCAGCAAGATGCCAATCACGTAGAGTGCTACTTGCCAAAAATCAGTATCGTACCATTTTACTTTCATAGGCTAAACATTAAAGACCTTCTTTGCTCTTGTAAGGAACTTTCGTCTTGATTCCAAGCCGTTGGTTCCTCCATTGATTGTTTTGGTAATAGCCAAGAAACTATCACTATCAGCCAGCTTGTTCAGGTCATGTTTCCACCACCACCACATAGCACTCTTCGTTGCTCCTAGCGGAAGCTCCAGCAACTGAGGATTCTCCATGATGTCACCAGTACAATATTTGCTGTTCTGATAAGCCTGATAGTTGGCTCTGCCAGTAATCTGAATCAAGCCCCTGCCACGATACTTGTAGCCATCACCATCCTTCAAGTTGCCGAGCATGTTCTTCAACTTGCCAACATCATACTTATGGAAGTAGTTTCTGTTGCCGAGTTCCTTGGTGTATCTCAGTTCGCCACTCTCATGTGCAATCTGAGCCAAGAAATGAGCCATACGCTTAGGAGTATCAATATGGAACACCTCAGCATAGCCATTGATATAAGGAAGAAACGCATCCACCTTATCCTTCGCATTCGGCATAATCGCTAAAATCTGTTCTCTTGTTACCTTCATACTACTTGCCCTCCTTCACTTGTTTCAGCATACTTGCGAGTTCATCCTTCACCTTGCTCTCAAAGTTGCCTAGTTTTGTCTTGAAATAAACGTTTACCCCGAATATTGCTCCAGAGTAAACCAATGTCTGACTAACGTACCATAGTACACCATCAGACACTACATAATTGTTGAGAAAGAATGATAGGAAGGTGAGTACAACACCACTCACTAGCATTCCTATAGCTGCACCATATTGCAATCCTTCACGTACATTTGGAGTCATATCTTATATTTATATATTATTAATAATATGCAAAGATAAGAAATGATTCCAAATTAGTTACTTTATCCGTTTATTGTGTGCCATATTTTGCTGGTAGGATGCAAGCAGTCAGGGTCTTGCAGATACTCAATAGCCATCAAAACCACCATTTCCTTCAACTCATCAGCATCTTTGCTATATCGCTCCAGCATCACATGATGGTCACTTCTCATCAGGTTCATAGTCACAGCCAAATCATGGATGGTGTAATCAGATATATCATCCTGATGATTGTCAAAGGCTTCTCTTATCTCATCATCCGAGAAGAAGGGAGCCATGTGCTTTGTTCCGTCAGCATCCTCATACCACATCTTACTGATAGCATCATCGGCAAAATGCTTATCGAAATGTTCTTCGCTCAACACACCATACACCATCGCACAAAGATGATGTACTTCATCATCGCTCAACTTGTAAGAGAGACACTTGCCGATAGCCTTAGCTATAGCCAACATCTGTTCAGGAGCCATTTCCTGCTGATACTTTTCTACAAACTCTACGAAATTCATACCTATATAATTTAAAAGTTTATGATGCTGCAAAGATACCAATATCTTAAACGCAGCACCATAAACTCGTAGATATTTCTGTAGCTATCTGAATATCAGACAAATACAGTTACGATAAAAACACCTCCTTTCTTTATTCGTCCTTAAATCTAGTTCTTTTCTCTCCACCCCTCGTCCAGATGTCGTTTTTCTTGCGTTTCGCCACCTTTCCGATAACGTCATTTTCGTAAAGTTCGGGCTTGTCTTCCCTCCCTTGGGTCTCTGAAGCAACACCACCATTCGGGTTGCCACCTTGGCTAGCATCAGGTTTCCCATTGCCATACCATTTCTGATTATTCTCCTTGTCTGCTATCATAATTATAAATTATTGATTATACATTATTAATTATGCCGCCAATGGTGGGTTCTGTCCGTCAGGACTCACCCCCTGACCGCTCATCATCTGCTGCAACATCGCCTGAGCCTTCGGATTGCTCTGTGATGCCTGAGCCACTTGTGCTTGTAGCTGAGGAGAGAATCCTTGTGGAGTCTCACCATTCTGAATGGCTTGCTGGTTGGATGCAACCGATTGCAGCAACTCCTCTCCAAATGGGAAATCTCCTACTTGCAGCAACTGCTCCAGCGTGATAGCTTGGGCTTGCCACAAGGTCATAAGGAACTCATTCGCCATCTGTCTGTATACTGGAGTAGCCGTACTTTCCGTGATGTTGATGTCAAACTCAACGTCTCGTATCTTCTTAGGGTCGTAGTGTACAATCTGTCCTGCCCTACCCACGATATTGAAGTTGCGAGCCACGTCATAGTACTGCTGCATATTCTTCACGGTCTTGTATGCTCCATCAATGATGAACTGGCTGAAAGTCTCCAAAATATCAAGCAGCGACATGGTAGCATTCTGCGTCTGCTGGGCATAGAGCGAACCGCTCGTACCTGATACTCCTGGTTTACCTTGCAGCGCACCATTGACTCCCGATATATCCTCGAAGAACTTCAACTGATAGCTGAGTAAATCACCAATACCTATATTCGTAGAGTTGTTCGCCACTTGCTGAGGAACCTGACCGCTCTTGTTTGGCTTGTATCTCACCACACCATTGAACCTACTCCACTCATCGCAGAAATCATCCCAACTCATATCATCAGGCAGACAATCCTCAGGACAGAGCAGCACACCCTTGGCACTCGCACGCATGATGAAGTCATACATCGTGATAAGTCGGTTCACGTATCTCTGCTGGTCAATCACATCTTCCACGAAGCTGTGAATCTCGCCATCAATAAACGGATAGAACTTGAAGCAGTATGGATGCTCACCATGAGCATAAGGAGTCTCGCCTTCTCTCAGAATATCACCGAAAGGAGAAAGATAGTAGAAATGCCAGTAATCATCCATAAACCACTCGGCATCAATCAGAGGAATATCCTCTTCCAGCATGCCAGCAGCCATACCTCGTCTGATTCTGTCTCTGTTCTCTGCATCTACAATATCAGCCTTATCCTCAATATCAATCTTGAAATCATCGCCATTGTTGTAGTCGTGGCATCGGTATCTCGGTTTACTCTCCTTTCGCCAAACCTCAATCACTCGGCAGAGCGAAGGGTTGGAAGGATTCATAAAGTCGATGGTCTTAGGGTCGAACTCACCGAATCGCTGAGTGCAGTCTGCAATCACGAAATCTCGGTTAGCCGCCAACCGGTATATCTCCTTCAACTTACGAGCCTCAGCAGGAGACTTGGCAAACTCTCTCAGCACGTTGCCGATGGTAATGTCATGTACCTCACCCAAGCAACTCACGTCCCATCCACGGAAATCCCTCATATTATTGTCTATGAAGAAATTGTTCGGGTTCACGTAGTCCGTCCAGCAATCCAACCTACCTCTTCGCCATCCATACTTTTTCTTATAGATGGCAGCACCGCTTATCAGGAACTCTTCCATGGTTCGGGCATCCAGTTCCGTCTCTCGGTTCAGTTGTCGGTTACATTGCAGCACCACGCTCATGGTCTCACCATATCGTTTCTCATCCTTATCTCTGGCATTGCACGTAGGTTCCTTGCTCTGTGAGCGATATACACCCAGTACATTCTTCACCAATCTACGGATAAGGTTGTTCTTCAATGGTTCGCTACCCTGCTCACGGATATAGTCTTCCTCCTTGATACGCTTAGTAAAACCACACTTGCTTTTGAACTCAATTGTATCGCCCCACTGGTCTCCATAGCAGTATCGCTTGTTTCTCAGTCTTCGCTTTCGGAAGTTATCCATGTTGTTATAGTATCGTTGAGCCTCCAGCAAGATAGAGAAGGCACGCTCGTATGGCTTGTCAAATCGGTTCTTGGATGCCTTCACGCTATCCAGTTCTTCCTTGTCAAGTACCATACTCAACGATAGCAGTTTGGTTTCTTCTTTCTTCTTTGCCATAATTTATGATGTTGTAGGTTCAACAATATGCGCCAACTTTCTAGCCACTCCAAGGAAACCGCTTGCAGTATCGGTATCACCAAGGCTGATACAAGTGAGATAGCCAGCCATGTATAAGATGGCATCTTTCAGGACGGAAGGCAAAATGATTTTCTGTTCGGTAGTGACAGATGGAACCTGAACATAGATGAATACCAATGTAGCATCCTGCTTTTTGCTGGTATATAGTTCAATACTCTTGCCGTTAGCCGTATGCACGATAGCCGCAATCGGTCGCTCAGGATTTCCCCTGACTCCATATTTGCAGTTCTGATACTTGTAGGCATCATCGCTCTCTGAAATGATTTCGGCAGGACGGTTCCAGCCTTCTGCCTTCACAGAAAGGATTCTCAGCATATCGGTAGGCAATACCATCTTACCCACGTAATAGCCGTTGCTATCCGTCCACGTTACAGCATTCGTACACGAAGTACCTTCCACCATATCCTCAGGAGCATCCGAAAGAATGATTCTTGCTGCATCTACGATTTTACTCTCAATAAGTTCTGCTTGCGAGAGTGTATCAGAATCGCTAGGAGCCAGCAAGCCAGCAGACTCTTGGTTTCTATCCAAGAGCACCTTCACCTCTTTCACTAAATCAGATACAGCATATTCTACCATTACTCTAAACCTTCTAGTTCAACACCCTTTTCCTTAGCAATCGCCAAGATATCTTCCTTGGTCTTCATCTTGGAACGGCTCACACCGAAGGTCTCAGCCAGATAGTCCTTGGCATCCTCAATATCTGTCACGACATGGGTCTTCTTCTCGTCAGACAACTTCTTCTTGGTCTTGGCAGCAGCCTTCTTCTTTGCCTCGGCAGCTTCCTTCTTCTCGTCAATACTCTCCACCAAGAAAAACTTGTCATTGAACCAATAATGAGACTCGATAGCCTTCTGTACCTTAGGGTCTCTTGTCATATAGATACTACAGCCCACGCTCTTACCCTCAAAAACAATTCGCATTCGCTCATTACCAACCATAACGCTGAATGCCAAATCTGTACCTGCTTGATATTTATTAAACATGATTATACCTTAATTATATATGTGTTACTAAAAAAGGGATGGGGCTAGTGCCCACACCCCTCACTATTTAATGAATAATTTGCAATTCTACTTGCTTTTAGGCAGTAGCCTTGGTTTACTCTGTATCAGAAGTGTCATCTGTTGCAGGAACCGCAGCAAGGCGCATACGAGCATGAGCCTTAGGGTACTTCAAGTACAGACAAGCAACCTCCTGAATAACTACTGCATCGGTGTTACGGATGCCAGCCGCCTTCAAGTCGAGGACGTTACGTGTCCAAGACAAGTGTACTCGCTTAACCAAGAACTCAGGGTCAAGGGCAAAGCCGCAGTCACTCATGCCGAAGAGGTCGAACAACTCTGAGTGAATCATCAGCACCTCACCGAAGTCGGTCTCCCAACTCTTGAACTTCAACTTCCAAATATCAACGGTGTCCTTCAAACGGAACTTGTCGGAATCAATCTTACTGAATGCGCTCACGAAGTCAGAACCAGCGATAATTACCTTGCGTTTATTACCGATACCAGTACCAACAAACAAATCCTTAGAAATGTCAACCAACTCCAAGTCGGTAATCACACGCTCATTCTTGTTATAGCCCTTATTAATATCGTCAGCAGTAGCAACATGACCTACCTCAATATCCTTACCAGCCATCCACCAGATACCCTTAGTAAACCACTGGGCAGAACCATCCTTAATTTCGTGCTTGATGCAAGCCATATCACCGAAGAGATAAGTACCCTCCATGGCAAGACGCATATCATAGATACTATCCTCCTCAATGTCTGAGAAGTCCCAATCTACTCGCTTAGCAGCAATCTTGTCGAAGGTGGTCTGCTCGACCTGAATCATGAAGTTCTGACAATACTGAACCTCATTAGAAGGAAGGTTGTTGAAACGACCCGTCTGAACGTCCATTTCGCCACAACTCTTTGCCATACGGATAAGTTTCTGACCCTTCTGCAAGGCTGGAATACCGATAGCCTGCTTATTGACCAACTTACCATTTACTGCATACACAATAGGATAACCTTCTGTGTCCTTACCGCAAACGCAGAGTTCCAAATCAGGAGTAGGAGCATCAGTAATGGTTGAATAAGCAACACCCTTATAGTTTGTAATCGCCTTCACACCTACCACTCGGATTGTATCATCCAGCGTAAACATGGTAGGGTCTTCTACCTTCAATACCATAGACGTACCATTACTCTCCTCAGTTGCCTCCTTAACGGTTGTCTTGATAGGGCGTGTACCGATACTCCAATACTCAACTACAAACGAGTTGGCAGACTTGGTTGTCGCATAACGTGAAATCTGGTCAACTGGAGTAGCCATCGGGCGAATCTTTGTAATCTTCTCGTCAATGTCGTTCAGATAATACTCCGTGCCTTTCTCGTTAAAATGCTCACGTCCCTGAGTCTCACTCTTGATACCTTCACTCTGACGTCCAGCACCACCATTGCCAGCCTGACCAGCAGCAGGAGCACCACCAGCCTCAGCAGCAGAACCACTCTCTGTGCTACCGCCATCAGGCAGATTTGCCGCCTCAGCCATGATAACATGACCATTCACTCCAAAAATAACTGCCATTACCATAATAAAGATGGAAAACAGCCGATTAAATGTACTTTTCTTCATTGTTATTCTGAATATTAATTAAACATTATATATTATCTTTTCACCTTGTCGAATTATCTAATGTGTGTTCTCTTCTCGTTGCCACGCTCCCAGACATTACCCCTTCGTGATACCATGCCCACAGCACCAAGGTCAGGCTGATTATCCGTAGGCTTGGTCTCCGCATTGGAAGAATCAAGGTCAGCAGTACCATCACCCTTCTTTCTCAGTTCAAGGTTCTTGACGTGCTTGCTGTTCTTGCCTCGAACCTCACCCTCATGGGCAGCATCAGCCACATCGGTATCATGGTTCTTAGCCTTGATGAAAGCAGTAATCATTTCCTCGGTAAACTTGCCAGTCACCACATTACGCATTGTCTGAAAACACTGGTCGATGGCATCGTTCACAGCTTCCTCGCCATACTTCTCTTCCAACTTGTCGAACACCGCATAGCTGGAAGGCATGTTCTTGTCATACTCCTCCTGCAATTTCTTGCCGTTGGCAGCATTCTGCAAGAACTCCGACTGAGCCGATGCAATCTCATCCGCATTGTCAGGGTCTGAATAGTAATCAATGGCATCCTCGCCATGGGTACGAATCAACTCAGCGTAAGGACTCTTGCCAGCCTTCATCGCTTGCAGGAAGGTAGCCGCCTCAGGGTCACTACCCAGCCAATCGCCCATAGCCTTTTCGTTATCCTTGTAACCCTGCAAAGCCTTCTGGTCGGCATCATAATCATCATTGATGGCTCCATACATAGCTTCATCATCCGCATACTCCGTATCAGGGTGGCGGGTCTTCAAACGCTCCAAAGCCAAGTCTCTCTTGGTCTTGGTGTCTTGCTGTTTTGCTGCACCAGCATTCTGCTCAATATTTGTATTTTCGTCCATATATATATGTGTATATTTATAAATCAATGCCCAAAATTAATGCTTTTTTCCGATTTTCATCTTTTATCCGTTAATTTAGTCTAATCGGATGCGACTAATTCAATACTTTTTTGTATATTTGCAGGGTCAGATATGAAATATAAGGATTCACGATGCTATTTTATAGAGGAACGTGATGCTGATTTATTGAGGGCTTACAAAGAAATTATTAATGTAAGAGACAATATCAGACTCTCAGAGATTGAGGAAAAGCTAGCCCAATCTCCGAGCAGAAGATTTTGGGTTTCAGAAGACCGTGCTTATATAGTCATATTAGACTTACTGAAAGGAAAACCTCTTGATAACATGATTCCTACCCGAAAGGAAATGTATCAGGAGATTTTCAGACGATTCCAGATTCATAAGAGTAATGAGCCATATCTGAGTAATATGGATATTATCAAACGTGTATGTGCTGAAAAAGCACCCAGTTTCTATTTGACTCCTCAAAGCATACACGTAATTCTTAGCAGGGTGAGAAAGGAGGAGAAGCAAAGATGCTACGAGAGACGAAAGAGAAGATTGCGCTTTATGCTTGGTACATTATAATAATGTGTATCACGCTTATTGGATATGATGGCATGGGTATCTTTGACGATTGTTCTATTCAGAACCGACTAAGCTACCCTTTCTTTCATCAGAATATCTTTCATGCTGCCATCAACCTTTATGTTTTCCATCAATGCTACCGAGCCATCCCTTGTGGCATCGGTCACTTGGTGGCATTCTATCTCATAGCCATCAGCTATCCATTCACCTCTTCCCTACCAATCATCGGTCTAAGCGGCTTTATCTATGCTTACATGGGCTTTATCGCCCCCTACGTGGAGAATAAGGTAAGATACAATCTCACCATTCTCCTATATATCTGTGTTGGAATCTTCTTCCCTTGCATGGCAGTTGGAGTCCACATCTATTGCTATGTACTTGGTCTGTTGTGGGGTTATTTAAATGCACCGCTATGCCAAGACAAGTAACCGCCAAACTGACTGATGCTGTAGACAAACATGTACTGGGCATCCTGAAAGAGAACGAAAAACGCATCAAGGAAATCAACACACCATTCAATCCTATTAAGGGTGAAGGTTGTGGAGATAAGCGATTCCTGCTCTTCCTTCCTGATTTCCCGATTCAGAGACAGCAGCTTCCAGTTTCCATGAAGAAGATTCCGCTCGTCAAGATGCTCATCGAGTTTGGTAGCTGCAAGGCGGTAATCGAGGAACTGCACAAGGATATAGACGAGCCGTACAACCTAGAGGAAGAGATAGAGCAACTGGTGGAGCAGTTTACTCGCATCAGGATGAAACACGACCCTTTCTTCTTCTTTGCCACATTCATCTATATCAAGCCGAAAGGTGGAGGTCTCCCCTTCCTCTTTGTGCTCAGAAGACCTCAACGAAGATTGCTCAGGTGGCTGGAGGAGCGAAGAAAGAAGAATCGCCCTATCCGTCTCATTCTGCTGAAAGCCCGACAATGGGGAGGTTCTACGGTTATTCAGATGTACTTCCTCTGGCTGCAACTCATGTGGCAGAAGGGTCTCAACTCGCTCATTATTGCTCAGGTAAAGGACACCGCAGAAACCATCCGAGGAATGTTTGATGAAGCGTTGAAGGAATTTCCAACCAAGTTCCTGCATGAAATGGGAGAAGCATATTCTGAGAACGAACCGAAGTTTGTGGGATTTGGTACGTCAGGTAACGTGAAGAAGGTTCCTCAGCGATTCTGCAAAATCAAGGTGGGTTCTATGCAGAATCCTACTTCTGCCAATGGTGAAGATTACAACCTCATCCATTGTTCCGAGGTAGGATTGTGGGAGAAGACAGAAGGCAAGTCTCCTGAGCAAGTTGTTCAGAATGCAACCAATGGTGTGCTCTACAGACCATACACCATGATAGTATACGAATCAACCGCCAATGGTACTGGAAACTTCTTCCATCAGGAGTGGCTTGCAGCAGAGAAAGGTGAATCTGTATTTGAGCCATTCTTCGTTCCTTGGTTTGAGATTTACGACCTCTACCATCTTGACTTCGAGAGCAAGAAACAGAAAGAGGAGTTCGCTAAATGGCTATACGAAAATCGTAGCAACACCAACACGATGTCGAACCGTGAGGAGCCAGCCACATATCTTTGGAAGTTGTGGCAGATTGGAGCACCTTTGGAAGCTATCAACTGGTATATGGTAGAACGAAAGAAGTTCACAGACCATGGCGATATGGCTAGCGGATTCCCTTCTGACCCAGTAGAGGCATTCAAACACTCAGGAGCCAAGGTATTTGCAGAAGAGAAGGTTGACCAGTTCACGAAAGGTTGCCGAGCACCTAAGTTCATCGGTGATGTTTATGGTGATGGTTACAAGGGTAAGAAGTGCCTACAGAATGTACGGTTCTCTGAAGACAAGACTGGGCAGTTATGGATATGGAGCAAGCCTGAGTACTTTGACGATTGCAAGGTAACGAACCGCTATCTGGTTGTTGTGGATATTGGTGGTAGAGGTAGCAAGGCAGACTGGTCTGTTATCTGTGTCTTCGACCGCTATTGGATGATGGAAGGCGGCAAACCATACGTGGTAGCCCAATGGTACGGACATATTGATATGGACTTGCTGGCATGGAAGGCTGCCCAGATAGCCAAGTACTACGACAATGCCCTGCTGGTGATTGAATCCAACACCTTGGAGACGAAAGACAAGGAGCACATCTTGGAAGGTGGTGACCAGTCTGAGTTCATCCTGAATCAAATCAAGGATGAGTACGATAATCTCTATGCTCGCAAGCAGAGCGAAGCAGACATCAAGGAAGGTCTTCCACGTAAGTACGGATTCCATACCAATGTGGCAACCAAGCCGATGGTTATCTCTGTACTGGTTCAGGTAGTCAGAGAACATCTATACGTTGAACGAGACCAGCGATGCCTGAACGAGTTCCTTACCTACGAACGTAAGAAGAACGGAGCATACGGAGCCATCGACGGAAAGCACGATGATTTGCTCATGACCAGAGCCATCGGACTCCATATATGCTTCAACGAAATGGAAATGCCAAAGATGATACAGATTCAGGCAAGAGTAATGAGAAGAAAGGTTTCTGTTTCGGCAGCAACCATCATATAGTTTCAAACAATAATAATTACGATTATGAAAGTAACAAAGATTTTCAAGCGCATCAAGTGCGAAATCATGTACCGCCAAGCTACGGCTAAGGCAGACTACGCATCCAAGAAGAACAATGGTGAAATCTTCTACGTCCTTCCTACGCAGAAGGGCAACCTCATGATTATGAACCGACCTCTCTTCGAGGCATTCAAGAAGACCAAACTGGTAGACAACGACATGAAGGTCAGAGACCTATTCAAGGATTGTGTCTATCATACTAACTGCAAGAGTGAGAAGGGAAAGCGCAGCCGCAAGCGCAAATTTCTCAGATGGAAGGGCTTAATCTAAAATTTTTCTGCCCTAAATAAACGGATAAAAGATAGGTGGAGAAAATTCTGCCTATCTTTGCCTATTATTAATAATGTGTACCAAAATATGATTTATAAAATAGTACAAGGAAATAGTTTCAAACTCCACATCTTAGTGCGGAAGATGGACGTATCGAAAGAGTTCCAGCGACTCGTTGACTTCGATATGAATCTAGCTACCGACATCAGAGTTGAGTTGTCGGGCTGTTTCTGCAATACAATTTCTGTTCCAATACAAGTAGCAGGAATCCAAGGCAACGTACTGATATGCGACATTCCTTCCACTCTTGATTACGGAAACTATAACGTCAGGGTATCATGGAAGTATGAGGGCAGCGAAATGGTCAGCATCGAGCGCAACCTTATGAGAATCGTAGAACATAACTCTATGAGTAATGTTCCTATCGGCATCACGGAAGGTGAACATACTGGCTTATTCAACCTTCGCTACTACATCGTGACCGAGAATCAGTCTACTTGCCCTATTTCTTTCATCGTTGATAACGCTAAATTCAGCTACACCATCAATGGCGAAACTCAAATGGTGGAGAGTCAGGAGAATTTCGTAATTAACGGAACAATCAGCAACGGAAAGAAACTGGAAGCTCAGTTCATGCCTATAGAAGGTTTCAGCATCGGTCAGGTGAAGGTAATCATGGATGGCAAAGATGTTACTGCTGAGTACTACAACAGCAACACCCATAAGGTCTTCATCCCAGCCGTATCAGGCTACGTTACCATCACGGCAAGCGGAACCGTCAAGGCAAGTTATTATGGAGCTTCATCAGCCAAGAACATGAGTGAGTTGAACATGAAAGACCTTACGCTTATGGAAGGCACTCTTGTCGGTCAGACTCTCACCATCACAACCACGGAAGAGAAACCATACATCTGGTTTGCAAGCCGCCAGCCGCTGGAATTTAATCAATGTGGGTTCGAGGCATCAATGAACACCACAAAGCTAGGTGACATCTACTACTATTGGTCAGACGAACTTGTAGCTGGTGACGATAACGAATATCAAATTAAACTAAAAGAATAATATGGCAGAAAAGAAAAAGTACAACAGCATCCTTGTAAGTGGGCGCAAAGACGAGACTCTGACATATTCGAAGTACATCAAAGACGAGGAATCGGGAGAATCTGTCAAGGAATCACTCGACAAGAAGGTCAATGTAACGGATAAGTTAGAGACTCAGCAAATCAAGGATGGTGCTATCACCAACGAAAAGATGGCTACTGGTTCTGTTGGCAACACCAATCTCCAAGATGGTTCTGTCAGCAACGAGAAACTGGAGGACGGAAGTATCACCAATGAGAAATTGGCAGAGAACTCCATCACAAAAGACAAGTTGAAAGACAACACCATCGGTGTAGAGAAGTTAGACCCAGAGCTTCGTCAGACTATTAATGCAGCCACTGGTCTTCCTGAGAATTTGGTAGAAACCATTCAGAACGTAGATGATACGCTGAAAGACCATCAGAGACAGCTAGATGATAAGCAATCACAGATTGATGATAAGCAGCAGCAAATCACCGCCAACGATGAAGACATTTCATTGTTGCAGACTCGTAGTACTCAGATGGAAGAAACTATCAAGTCTATAGCTGCTTCTGGTGGAGCAAGTCAGGCTACAGCAGTTACCTATAATAATGAGAAGTCAAAACTTACCGCAGTCAATATCCAAAGTGCAGTAGATGAGGTCGTAGATAAGGATTCCATCAAGGATGAGGAAGGTGTTATCCAAGATACTCCATTCAGAGTAATTGAGAACGAGGAGTTTCTTAAAGCAATAGTAGATTCAGAAGACAAGGTACTCTTTGGTTTCTACAGAGCAACTGGCAAGCCGTACTATCCTCAAAATGATATGTATCACATATCTCAAAGCGAAGAGTTCCTTTGGGTAATTCTTGATGCAGCTAATCATCCTCTTCTTGGTATTCAGCAAGATGGTACTTGTTGGGCAGCTAAGGCTCAGTGGATTGATGATGTTAAGGCTATCAAGGAAGTTCTTAAAACTTTCCAGCCAAAGGAAGATGGTAAGGGCTTGATAAGTCTTGATGTTGCTGACAGCTTCTTCTATATCTCCAATGATGAGTATATCATTGCAGTGGTAGATACAGAAAACAGAATCCTTGCAGGAATCAAGTATGATGCACAACCATACTTCCCTAACCATGAAATGTACTCTGTAATAACCAACGAGGAATGGCTTTATGCTATCATTGATGCAGAAAACAAGGTTCTTGGTGGTTTCCATGCAAATGATGGTCACATGTTTGTTGGAGGAATTGATATTAGTACTTTTATCTCCGATGCTATTATTGATATAGCAGACATCAAAGAACGCACTGCTCATCTTTCTACAATAGAGAATGATGAATATCTTTCTGTAGAGACTGATGCCGAGGGTAAGGTAATTGGATATACTGCTCCTGATGGCAGTCATTATTTCTATAAGGTAAAGTCTGAAACTATTCCAATAGAATTTGAGCATATTGAAGACCCTGAGAAAAGGATGGAGATTACTACTGATAGAGAAGGAAAAGTAATGTCTTATCGTGACTCACAAGGCAAGAAACATGAGCATGATATGGAAGTCACAAACCTTGAAGTATCAAATCTTAACCTCCAAGGAAATAGTGTATACAATATACAAGATGCCTTGAAAGCAAACGGTTTTACTATTAAAACCCCAGCTGATTGGAGTGAATACATTACCCAAAATGGTGATTATCCTCTGAATCTTCCAATTCCTCGTTGTGCAAGATTAAATATAATTTCAAGTAGTGATTTGACAAAGCTATCAAAAGTAGGTTTAGCTGGTGCTGTAGAAGGTAAGAATTATGATATTCCTGCTGTCGTTGAATTTTGGGACATGCAAGGCAATTACTTTAAGAAGAATTCATATATATCAGGGCAAGGAAGTAGTTCTATGAAGTATATAAAGAAGAGTATTGCCCTTGATTTGTTTGACTCAGAGGTTGGTGGTGATAGCTTTTCTGTGAAGTTTGGAGAGTGGGTTCCTCAAGACTCATTCCATTTAAAGGCTTATTATACAGACCCATTCAGGGGAATGTGTGTAATAGGCTACTCTATATATAATGATATAGTAAAGACTAGAGGATTAGAAAAGGATTACGTGTGGAAAAGAGCCTTGCTTAATACAGATGCAATAACTCCTACTAACCCTATCGTAGATGGAAAGAAAGAAGTGCTATTATATACAGAAAGTGGTGCTCGTTGCTTCCCAGATGGTTTTCCTTGCATGGTTTTCCAAAATGGAGAATTTTGGGGATTATACAGCTTCCAATTAAAAAAGCATCGTAGTAATTATTGTCTGAATAAGAAAACGGCAGAACATATACATCTTGATGGAAATATTAGCGAAACATCATTGTTCAATGCTAATGGTGATAGTTCTTTGATTCAATGGAAAAACATTTACAAGGTTGGTTTTGAAATCAGAAATCCTAAGTCGTTGTATCTTATGAATGGAAGCGAATATGATGCAGACCTCAATTCTGGTGAACTTATAGATGAAACATCTGAATTTTATGATGAATCAAAGCATAAGACTAGTGCAAAAGTTAAGAAATACATAATTGATTTCTCAAAGACACTAGCAACAATTAAGGCTGCTGAAGATGTATATTTAGGCAATAAGACAGATGAAAACCGCAAAGCTATAAAAGATACATTGGAGACTTATTTCGATAGCGAAAATCTCATTGATTATTTAATAACTTGTGATGTACTTAGAAATACTGATGGATTTGCAGATAACTGGCAATGGGTTACATATAACGGAGTAAAATGGTATGTATGTTTATATGACGTAGATGCAACTTTAGGTAATCATTGGCAACCAGTTCAAACTATAAATCCTCCTTTGGATGGTAAGCATGTTACACAAATAATAAGCAAGATTTCTATGATGAAATATATTACCACTTATTACGTAAGTGAATTAGAAGAAAGATATGCTTATTTACGAAAAAATGGAATCATAGATGCAGAGCGAATAATTACAAAGATAAGAGATTGGATGTTACGTTTTGGCGGTCAATATGCTTATGAACTTGAAGCTAATAAGTGGACTGATTTCGTTAAAAATGATAACATCTTTAGAGTCCATAAGTGGATAATTACCGAAATAAATAATTTGGATAAGGTATACCACTATAATTCAGAAGTTTAACATTTAAATATATTTAATTATGGGAAATTGTTTAATAACAAAATTAAAGGCATCTGTTAATAACCCTGACCTTCCGAAACTTGGCTACATCATAGCCAAAATGAAGAACACTTCAGGAGATTATGTAGATATCACTTATAAGGATGCTATTAGAGTGTTTATTGATGGAGACAATGGAAGTGGTCACATCAAGAATGTAGCAGGAACAACCGCTAGGGATAATAATAGGGATAATAGCTTTCAGAAATTCTCTGTCGGTGAATACTATGTTAATATAGAGAAAAGTCCTCTATTTAAATTTTTTAGTCATTCTGCTGGTTATATGGACGTAGATTTGGAGCAGTTTAAATATTGCACAAATCTTGAAGAGTTGTATTTTGGTAGCCATTCTGACCCAAATGCTCCTTCATCCAAACCTAATCAGCGTGAATATTTTTGGAAAGGTGATATAGCTAATTTAGCTAATCTAACTAATCTGAAAGTCCTTAAGTGGACATGTAATGACATTCCTTACGAAAACCACAAAGTGTATGGTAATGTTGAATCTTTAAGCAATTTAACTAATCTTCAAACACTTTATATAGGCGAGATGAAAGCTTTTACTGGTGATATAGTTAAGGCTTTCGGCAAGATGGTAAAACTTACAGATATAAGAATTGCTAATAATGTTTGTACAGGAGATACTATCGACCTTGTAGCAGCTTGGAGAAGTAATGGAAAAACAACTGGTGAGCTTGACTGGAACTACGTGTTTGCTTCTCCAGGTATTACCTTTGGTGGTAATAAATTTGGTAACGAGTTTGGTGTTGCCATACTCTCTTGGGAACCAGATTGGTGTGCTGTTGTTGCTTCTGCTTACGTTATATGTAGCAAGAATACTCCTTCGTCTAAGATAACAGAGTGGCAGAGTGCTGGTAAGAGCGTTGAAGTTGTAGATAAAGCTTAAAATATAAATAAGTATGGAAAATAAAATTTTGACAAAACCTTTTAAGGTTATTTACAAAGGTAAGGAATTAGTTAAAGAATTAACTAAAGAACCTAATAATAACAAGGTTTATGTGGCAGTAGATGCTACCGCAGCAGAGTTTAACACATACACAGAAGCCAAGGCTTACGTAGAAGAGCACAACTTGGTGTATGAGGAGCCAAAGTATGGGGAGTAAACCATATAGATAAAAGAAGAAGGGTGAGTCAAAAGATTCACCCTTTTCTTATGCAGCAAGTAGAAACAACTACATTAATCATACACTTTGAAGAACTTCTCGCACAGCATCCCAATCATATAGCATGGCTCCTCGCTCATCATATCAATTCCATCCTGCTCACAGATATGCGCTACCACATGAAGAAGCTCATGACCTATTGTATTGATGATGCTGCCATCAGATTCACACTCCCCAATGGCAAGCACACTCCTTCTTTCTGATAGGTTGGAATAAGTAAGTCCCCTATCTCCACTCGATAAAGATAAGTGCTTATATGCTTCCGATAACGGATTTCCATTGCAGCCAATATCAGAAAGAGCATGGCATATCTCATCGGCATCAGGTGACTGATAACCTATGAAACATACTATGCTCCAATCGTACTTCGGGAGTTCAATCACTCTTCTTATCATAACACATCTTCCCAAGGGATAGGCACACCATTATGGCAGCAGTCGGCATAGAATCGGTTGAAGATGAAACCGTCCTTCTGGTCGGCATCATCCACCATATCCTTGATAAACTGGGCTAACTGCTCCTCATCCTTGATGGAAGACTTGTAGAAGTCTGCCCTCGCCATATTCGCCACATATACATGGTCGTAGCCTATCTTATTCTTCACCTCTACACCCTGACCAAGCAGCAAGGCATCCACCTTCTCCTTATCCCAAAACGATACACTTACATCACGCTTGGAGGAATGGTCATACTTGAACATCAGGCTCACTGCCCACTCGCACATCTTCTTGCTGAAATGATAGCCATTGTATCTGAGATAAGAAACCATTCCCTCAGGTTTGAGGTCATACATATCCAATGGCATTCTGCATTTTCCCATATTGCTGAATATTAAAGGGAGTCTGGTCACGACATAAATGTCGGTGCCAAAACTCCCAAGTTAAACACTAGCGACCGCCACCATTGTAGCCGCCACCACCTCTTTCACCATAGCGGTTCGGGTAGTTCCAATCATCGTTCACGTTGTTGAATCTACGTCTGTTCTCACGCTCTTCACGTTCCTCACGCTCTCTTCTCCAATCGTCACGATAATCAGGCATACGCTCACCCATACGCTCCTGCTTCATCTTTTTCAGACAAGACATAGCCTTGCTGCCAAAACCAAGCATAGACTCGATGTTGTCATACAAATCATCGAACTTATCTTCTGTAATCTCAATCATTACCATAATCATAAGATATTAAAGTGAATAGATAGGTAGGAGATTACTTGCTCATGGTCTGCTGGAGCCATCCCATCATCTTGTCAATCTTGCCCTCAATACCTGAAACCTTACCTTCCAGTTTGTTGATTTTCTCGGTCTGTTCCTTCTCCTTGGCTATCTGGGGGTTGAGCTGCAGTAGCATTCCCTCACAAGAATCAACAACCCTCTTGTGGTAATCTACGCTCTCCAGTATCGCCTTAGATTGTCTCAGCATCGTATCGACCTCCGCACTCATGGCTTCCTTGTTGTCGCTCACCACAAGATTCTTGTCGTTGGCTATCTGTCCGTTGGCAGGTAGCTGCTTGAAATCCACCTCCTCATCGTTCAGCTTCACCTTCACATCAACCACAGTCTCCATAGGCTGAGGCGTGAAGCCATTGTTAAAGGTAGGGTATTTCGTCTGAGGGTTGCTCACCGAAACAACCTGACCGATTCGCAAGTTCGGGTTCTCGCCCTTATCTAGGACATAAAACAAAGAGTTAGTTCTTAAACCTTGAAACATAATGTAATCTCCTATTATCTATTCTTGTTAAACAATACCCGACATCATCTGTAGGGTGTTAGTATCTCTCTCAAACCAGAACTGATAAACACCAGTTCCCTGCACGTCTGCAACCGTCAATGGTTCTCCATTGTACTTGGTCACAGCCTGAGTACTTCCGTTGGTCTCGAAAAGGATAGGCAGCGTGCCAGTCGTTCCAGTCGGAATAGCCTGCATCAGGTTCACGAAAATCGTTCCTCTATAGCTGGCATTCAGGAAGGCGTGGTTTTTGAACGAGAAAACAACATTGTTGGTGTTCACCGCCACGCCCGTTGAAGCGATAGCTGCCGAACCATTACGATTCACCCATGTAAATGGTCTTAACCAAAACATAGCAGCCTCCTTTCCTTATTAACCCCAGAATCCTGCATTGTTTGCAGCATTCAGTCCATACAAACCAGCCTGATAAGCCACGCAGTTAGGAACCGCAGTAAATGGGCTATAAGGAGTAGTCACGGTCTCAGGCAACTTACACTTGATACCAGCCACCTCGTTCTGCAAGCCAGCCAACACCTGATTGATAGGAGCCACCGCCTGACCAACAATCTGAGAGGTCATTGCAGAAGACTTGAAGGTGCTGTTCTCCTCACGCAGAGCATCAATCTTGTTCTGCATTTCTCTCATCTCAGCCTGCTTCTGACCGTCAACGATGGTCTGAGTGCTATCCTTGATAGCGTTGTGCAAGTCGCAAGTCTGTCTCTGAGTCTCGTAAGCCACATTGGAGAAGCCACGCTCCTGACCATTAGCTACATTGTTGATGGCATTCTGCAAAGTACCAGTCTGCTGGCAGATAGCCAAGCGGTTCTCGCAGCAGCAGTTTGCAATCTGCTGAGCAATCTGCATATTACCCTGCTGCAAAGCATTGATGGTCTGCATACCGCTCATACCAACCTGATTACCTACATTCTGAACCTGAGAGGTCAATGCAGAAATGGCACTCTGAATCTGACCTTCGGTGCAGTTCAACTGAGTAGCCAAATTGCTGAGCGCATTTCGGTTACCACCGATGGCATCCATCAGGAGACCACGACCATAGTCATTGTTAATCTCGTTTGCGAGACCACCACGACCATTATTGCCGAAACCTCCCCAGCCGTTACCTCCCCAGCCCATGAGGAAGAAAAGGAAGATTACCCACATGAACCATCCACCTTCGCCACCGAAACCATTGTTTCCCTTCATGGCAAGGAGGACATTAGGGTCAACACCCTGCTTCTGGAGCAGAGGTGCAAGAAGACCGAGCATCCCATTGTTAGATGTAGAGCCTTCATTTCCGAATACATACGTTTTACTTTCCATATTATCCTGAATCTTTTGTTAAACATTAATTGATTAATACTACGTAACGTTACGAGCACAAAGTTACGAATAATATGGATAGATATAGATAAACTCGTAAAAGATTGTATAAGTGTGTGATTAGCAAAGATTTATGGTTACGGAAAAGGTCATAAATATACAGGAGGGGCGATTGGGTCTCTCCTATATATAATAAGGTGTTGCTGTTTCTAGAGGTTTATGCCATACTTTCGTGATAGCTTGCGGAAGAAAGCCTTCTTGTTGGCAAAGTATCGGATAAGCGACTTATTCCACTTCTTTTCATGCCCGAACTGGTCATGGATGCCTTCGGGTATCTTGCCATCGTGAACATACTTTTCAAAGGATGAGATAGACTTGCCCATTTCGTGAGCACACCAGCCCTTGTTGGCTTGCGTATCATTCATCATGGCAGTAAGAAGTGCCACAAGTTCCATATCATTCTCTGATAGACCGCAAGGGATAGGTTTTCCTTCCGCTTGGGCAACTGCTGATTCGTGAGCCTTATCAGCGAGAGCACGAAGTCCAGCTTCGATGATGCTGTAATTTACTAATTGCGACATAAGCGTATAAAATTAAAATGAGTGTAATCAGGAACATATCACAATAGTACATTTGCTTTGTGATAACAACAGAGTCGTACATGATATGTATCACGTTAACCCCTGCGATATAGAGTATCGGGATGCGCCACTCCACGCACAATCGGTGCAATACCTGACCTTTCCAAAGGGAAATCGGGTATAGGATATAAGTGATGAAATAGAAGAACCAGACAGGTTCCTCGTTCTCTTCATACCATAGTTTTATCTCCATTTTGTTGTCATAGAACTGAGATACACCATACCATCGCATAAGCATGACGAGTATAGGCGCATACTTGAAATAAAGCAAGTCCGTCTTAATCTTACTTCGTTCAGGGAGTAACTTAGTTATCTCACCAATTAACTTCTTGACTCGTAGGTCTTCGCCTTCATCTTTTTTCATAAGCCTTCATTTTTAAGTTTATAATGATTGGATAATCTTTTGCTGATGTAATCACCTGAGATTCAGATGTTCTTAGATGCTGCAAATATAATAAGAAATGATGGAAACATAACAATTTAGAATATTTTTAATAGTTAAACTTTATAAATACTTACAGATTGATAGATTTACACAAGAAATAAAGGCAAAAAGTTTCAGATTGAAAGCAATTATCCCCCGAAAGCCTAGCACTTTCAGGGGATAGTCATATATGTATTATTTCCCAGTCTTCGCCTTCTGGCTTATCTTACCTTGGATTGCAGTTCACTGAACTTTTCTCGCTCGGCACGAATCTGTTTCAGGATTGCCTGCTTGACATCATATCCGTCAGCAGAAACCATTTTTTCCTTCAACTCCTTTATCTTCTTACCATATTTGGTGTACTCGGATTCCAACTCTTTGTATGCCTTGAAGTTTGGATGCTTACTCATAAAGATGTACTTCATTGCATCTGTCTGCTCGTTATACTCATCATTCAGGGCAGCATATCGCTTGTTAAGAACTTTATTGTAGGTACTGATAGCGTTATCTTCTGCCACATCAATAGACATCTTTACTGCATCGTAAGCCTCTTCGCTAGGTTCCTTGCCCTTATTCTCTTGATTCAGACCTTCCTTAGCTATTTGCTCGTCAGCAGCAGCATTGGCATCCTTGGTACGTTTCTTTTCTATCATATCCTTTAACTTAGGGTCAGAAGTAGTATCAAAGAACTCATCAGCCTTCTTCTTGTCATACTCGTCCCACTTATCCATCTTATCCTTGATTTTCTTTTCAAAGGACTTCTGATACTTGTCAACATAACCATTGAAGGTCTCGGCATCCATACCAATCTGAGAAAGGAGATTGTCACGATTGATTTGTCTCTCGGCATATCTCTTCTCCAGTTCTGCTAATGGGATTTTCTTGATGTCTCCACTCTTCAATCCCAGTTCATCCATATACAACTCACGGATGCTTTCCTCAGGAGCACTGATAGCCTTCAAGATACCTATCTGCCATTCCTTAGCCGTATTACCATTATCATAGTCTGCCTCAGAGAGTGCCTGATATAATGCGCCAACGGTCTCAGGATTGAATCCTATGAGCGATTGAACTCCAAGCATACCCAACTTGTTTGCTACAGAATACCACTTCTGGTTTCCTACCATCGAATAGATGTTAGACAAGTCAGATGTGGCAGGATTGATGTATAGGTTCTGATACCTGAACACCTCTGGGTCAAACGTTGGTTTGCCATCCTCCACCTTCAATCCTGCATTGAGAATGTTCGATGCAAACGGAATTACATAGTTGTCGGACAAAGATGTAGCAAATCCTTTGAGCACAGCTTCCTCTATCATATTCTTCTTCTTATCATCATCATCACCAGTGAGCAAGTAAGGAAGTACCTTATATAAAGCCCAAGAGACGGGAACGAGAGTAGCGAAGTTAATCAATCGCCCGATACTCTGTCTGAAAGTTCTGTTATATGTAGCCTTGGCTATAGCCCTTGCAGTATTCTCGTCAAGTCCATCCTCTTCCATGATTTGTCGGGTCATAGACTCTATGAGTGTAGTCTTATGCTTTCCACCCCATAAGTCATAGGTTCTCGCCAGTCCTCGGCAAGCCTCAATCTGCATACGACCATAAGCGTAGTTGGCATTCTTGAAGAGAGAGAGAGCGGCAGACACATAGGTTCTATCCACCTGCATAGGCGATAAGTACATACCACCAGAAGACTGCTGTGTCTTGTTGTATGCAGCCACAGCCTTATAATAAGCCTTCTCCTCAGCCTTCTCCATTGGATAGCCTAGTTTGGTCAGGCGGTTCACCTCTGTTTCATAAACTGAGCGAGCACCTACAGCACAAGTTATTCCATCCACAAGGATATTTGGAGCCATACCTATCTTGGATATAGTCTTAGTCCAATCATGCCACTTCTCAAGTTCGTCAAGATACTGCCTCAGTTTTACATAACCATAGGTCATATTCTCAACACGCTTTCTGAAATCAGGAATATTCTCCATCGCCCACTTCCATGAGCCGTAAGGGTTAACTCCATTCTTCACGAATCGGGTAAAGTCACACTCAGGAAGGAATACCGTTGCTGACTGGCTCTGCTTGATGGCAGTCCACAAGCGACCCGAAATCTTTGCAACAGCGATACCACCCATGGCAGCAGCAATCCTGCTATCCATCATACCAGCATTCACCTTTGGCTTGTATGTGCCAGCAGCAATCTGTGCGGTCTGCTTGAACTCATCCCACAAGGTCTTACCACTACCATAAGCCACGGAACTCATATTCTGTACTTGGTTTCTGAAATGAGTGTAAGACAGCAGCGTATTGATGTCTTGTCTGAATGGCAGCATAGCCGACCACTCCTCCATTTCCTGCAAATGGTTGAAGGCAACCTCAAAGGCATCAGCATTCTCAATATCAAGAGGAATCACATTCACCCTACGAGTAACAATAGCACCAGTAGATGTACCAGCCAACTGACTCATTGCATCAGAATCTTGATTCACATCTTCCTTAACGTTTCTTGCTCGGTTATTGATGGCAAGAGGGAAATAGTTCTCCACCTCCTTCATAGGAGCACCGAAGTACTTAGTATGAGTAGCTTGGTATCTTCTCTGACACTCAGGAAGGTATTCATCCTGCAACCACTCACCCATAGCCTTCACTCTTGGGTCAAGATTTTCCTCGATTGCAGCCACATCTTCCTCTGTGATACCCATAGCACGGAGTTTCATTTCTCCATCAGTCTCCTTGTTGACCAGATAGATATAGAGCATCTGACCTTGTTTCAGATGGATGGTTCGCTTACCAGTCTCCTTGTTGGAGTAGTCAGTAACCTCAACGTCCATTTCCTTCATACCTTTACCATCAACACCTACAAGATTCATAAACTTATTCTTGCCGAATAGTTCCTTGGTCTTCTCATCAAGGGCATTGCGGTTCATTTCATTATATAGCTGTTCCTCATCAAGCGCATCTTGGTTCAGCTTATGGAAGTAGTTATATAAGCGACCCTCGCCATTTGCTGAATGCTTACCGAAAAACTTCAAGAACTGCTCAAAGGTATAGGTGGAAGAGAATACTGCACGCTGCAAATCATTGTTCACAAACTTCTTCTTGGCAGTTGTGGTATCATAATAGGTAGAATCCACACCTTCCAAATCCAAGTTGGCACGATGCAGGATTTCATTCTTGTGCTCGGCAATCTCTTCTCGGAACTCCTTTGCCCTACCCTTACTCTCCTTCACCATTCTCTGAATGTTATTCAGGAGGTTCTCGTACATGGTGATGCGGTCAAACTTATTCTCAAAGAGTTTCTTTTCCAAGGACTTCAACAAATCCTTGTCTTCCTTGGTAGCATCCTTCTTATTCTTCAACTCGCCAATCTGTCTCTTCAACTCGGAAATATCGGCATCATTGCCACCAATCTGCTGCTTATACATGATGGCAGCCTGAATGCCAGCCAGTCTGTAGTCATTCATTTCCACATTGTCTTCATTCTTGGCAGAATCTTCCTCAATGTTTGCTATATAGGTATTCAGAGAACTATCATCCATATTGATAGCTTTCTTATACTCGCTCATGAAAGCCTGCCCCTTGGCATCAAGAGAACCTATCTTGATTACACCGCTCTGGTCTGCCCTTGCACCATTGGTATTGATAAGGTTGTCGTAAGCAGTAGAGAGACGGTTGAGATAGTTTTCAGCAAGGATTCCCATGGCCTTGTCGAGATACTTCTTTACGTCATTTGCTCCAGTGGCATTCTTTGCAGCAGAGAGAAGGTTGCCTACCTTACCCCTGCTCAATCCATCACCCCATCCGATGTTGAGCATCTTTCTTACAAGGTCAGATACCGCCTTAACCGCTCTCTGGTCATAGTTCTTCTGATTCAGAACCGCTCTTCTGATATTGCGAAGCTGCTTGTTCATATCCTCCAAGTCAACGGACAAATCAAAGTCCTTTGGCTTTGGAGCAGACTTCCAGAGTTCCTTCTTCTTGTTGTACTCCTCCAAGTCTTCTGCATAACCGATTTCAGTTGAATAGTTTTCACGATGAGGACGAACTGGTGGATAGGCATCAGGAGAAAGACCATTGTCAGCCTTCCACTTGTCGAGTGCATCTTGGAATCCAGTCTGCTTAGGAGCAGTCTTCCACAAGTTCTGATTGCGAGTCCACTCTACCATTCTGTTGGCGTAATCAAAGATATTCTCGCCTTCCTTCATGATAGGTTTCTCCATAGGAACAGCACCCTTTTCTAAATGGTTCTTCTCCATCCACTCTTCCATCTGCTTGTCGTAAGGAGTAGAGCCACGCAAGGAGAACTTGGTATTGCCATCCTCAGGAGTGGTTGGGCGCAAGGTATTCTGCACAAGAGGAGCAATCACATGTTCCGTCAACTGGGTAGGGATTCCGTTGCCGATGATGGTATGGCTCAGATTCTCGGAGAATGGCATCTTGTAATCATCGCTCACTCCTGATACTCTTGCGAGCACTCTACCCATGGCACGATATACCTTGCCGTCAGGCATCACAATCACATCACCACTCTTGGTTCGGAGTGTTGGCAGCAGTTCATCAGCGAAGGCATGAGGAATCTTTCCGTCAGCATAAGCACTACCCATCACGTATAATGGCTTGTCAATGTTCCGCCAGTCAATGCCATCAGCCTTCAAGCGAATATCCATCCAAGGAGCCACGCCATTCTTCTTCTCAGTCAGGGTCGGGATAATATCAGCCACAGCTTCATACCATCCGCTTTTGTGTGCCATCTTCTTTGGCTTGGCAGGGAGTTTGCCATCACGAACCGCACGAACAATCAATCTCTCTCGGTTGGTATAGCCGCCATAGTCAGCAGCGTTATACACATCTGCATCCCAAGTGTAGCCATTGGCATCCAGAGCATCGGTAATAGTCTTCATCGCTTCCGAATCCTTATACCCCTTCACGTTCTCAATAGTCACCACCTTTGGCTTGATAGCATTGATGAACTCGGCAGTACTAGCAGCAGTCTCCTTGTCAAGTTCCACCTCAGCATGGTTACTCTTCGCCTGAGAGTAGTTCTTGCAGACTGGGCTGGCATGGAAGTACTCCACCTCGCCATCAATCTGCTTCACCAACTCCTTAGGGTCAACATCACGAACATCAGCCGTAACGATGTGCTGCCCGAAGTTGTTGCGATATACACCGCTTATTTTCTCATCATACTCAACTGCCACCACTGGGTCGATGATACCCTTCAAGCCTTCCTCAACAAGACCGCCACCGCTAAAGTAGGTTCCAGCCTTAATGAGAGTGCCATCCTTCAGGGAGAACTTAGGTTCCTCGCCAGCAATCTCTGCCTTGCGGTTCTCGCCCAGAGCCTGAGCAATATGAATCATCTTCTTGTTAGCCATCTGCCAGCCGCTAGGCATATCATCAATGGCAGTCTTAATAGCATCATCCACCTCATCAGGAGTGTTCAGACTCTTTAAGTCCTCAGCCATATCAGCCGCACCACGCTCGCCAGCGAGAGAGAATCGGATATTGTCGCTGCTATTGATAGCTTCATTGAAGGCACGCTTTCGGTCTGCATCGCTCTTTTCGTCATACTCAAATATTGATACACCAGCATTCTTCAATGCCTCCTTCACCTCTTTCTTGGTAGTAGTAGGAACAACAGCAGCAGAGAACTCGTCAAATCTAACTGGACGTTCAAACTTAGTCTCAAAGTACATGGCAGGATGCTCTTCCTTGATAGCCTTAACCATTTCCTTCAAGCGTTTCGTGTCCTCATCTGAGAAGTCCACATTGTACTCCTTCTTCAAATAGGCTTGTGGGTCACTTGTCATTGCCGCCTCAGAGAGTCTTGCCAAACCATAATCGTCAAAAGTTCCAGTTGCATCAGGCTGGCACTTCATGCCAAGTTCAAAGAATACATTCGACCACTTTTCTCTGAATTTATCAAATTTCTCTCGGTCAGAAGTCAACAAACCTTTCTTGGAGCGAATATCCTTCAATGTTCCATAAGAAGGCATCAGTCTTGCAGCAAAGTTTTGGAAAGATACAGCCGCACCAGTTGCACCATTTCGTCCTTGCTTCTTCATCAACTTTGAAACATTCTCCAAGGTGTTTGGCACATATCTACGATTGCCGCTAGGAGTAAAGCCATCAAAGATTACCTCCTTAATGCCATATTCCTTTTCCTTACCTTCCAGCCAAGTATTGAACTCATCTGTCAGGTTATTGGTCTTGATGTAGTCTTCAACCTCATTAAGCGTAGCATTCGTATCAACGCCACTCTTACGATGGTCATACTCTACATCACGGACGAAGGTCTGCACACCCTTATAGTTGAAACCATATTCATCATATAGTTCAACATTCTCCTTGGCAATGGCATATCTCATTCCACCCTTAGTACCAGCATCAACGATAGACTTATTTCTTTCCAGCCAAGCCTTGGTCTTCTCCTCATACAAATCCTTATCGCCATCAAACTTTGCCTCAATGTACATATCCAAGACCTTCTGAGCATCAGCCTTGCCGATACCATAGATATTGAAGTCTCCAGCAGTAATAAACTTCAACTCGTTATATGCTTCATCACTAAACTTAGGCTGAATCATCTTCGGTTCAGGAGCCACACCCTTCTCATGAAGGAAGAGATACTTCAAACCAGAGTTTGCATCGCCCCCGTTCAACCATCGGTCGATACCATTTCTTACTTCATGCTGCATTTCTTTTGGCACAGAAAGAACATCCGAAGAAGACTTTTCAGCCCCCTTATTGCTCATCTGTTTCTCCACTTCTGGATAAGTAGGAGTATAAGCATCACCTTGCCAAGTACCTGCATTTTTTCCAGTTCTCTTAGCAATCTTATCGGAAGGCAGAATCAAGGAAATGCCACCATACGCCTTATGGTCTTGCCTACTAGAGTCAATGACTGCCACAGACGGATTGGCAAGACCACCTTGCTTGATAGCCTTCAACAGCTTATCTTCTGATATGTTATGCACTCCTTCAAGAGTTTTTTCGTCCTTCAATGAAAACTTTTCGCCATTTTCCTTGGTGGTTTCAAAAGAATTGATTATATTTGCAGCAGATTTAAGCTCTTCATCTGTTATTGAGGTTCCAGCATGGGGCTGGAGTGCCTCGATAAAGTGGAGGGCTTTTTCTTTGTCAACATTGCTTATTCTACCTGTATTTACCCAATTTATGATACCTTTTTCTTCCTTTGGATAGAGAGAAGTAATCTGATTAACCTCTAATACGACACCACCTTTTCGATGCTGTTCAACCGCTCTAATTGCTACGATAAAGTTCTTACCGTCTTTTTGAAGCTCAGTAAGTACAACATGGTCATTGGCGTTAGTGCTTTTAAATACTGCAATCGGTTCAGCAATAGCCATTGGCAAATTCTTCAAGTCGCTTGCATTAAATGGATGGTTATTCTTGTATTTATCACCCGATTTACGCACAAACTTATCAAATTCCAACTCAATATCTGCATCAGCAATTCCACCAGCCTTCAAGAAGGAACTAGAGCGACCCAAGCGAAGAATCTTATCCTTTTGGTTAGGATTCTTCACTAACTCATCTAATCTCTGATTGAAAGCATCGTTTACCTTCTTCAACGAAAACTTAGTGTTACCAACTATCTTTGCATCATCCTCATTAAATATCACATAGTTCAAGTCACCTTTTTTCGCTCCACCCCATATCGTACCAGCATAATACTTGATACCTGTAAAGCCGAGTGAAGATAGGAAGTTGCTAGATGCCACAAAACTGTCACGTTCCTCAAATTTTGTTCCATTCAACGCATAATACAACAGACCATTGTAAACATCGCCAAAGTTTTTGTCAAGTGAGTAACCATTGCGTACCAACCTATCAACATCAACACCTAGTTTCTCCAAACCTTCACGAACAATCTTCTTTTGCTCCTTCTTCATTGGTTTGTTCCAATCAAGGTAATTGTTGCCAGTATCATCAGGTATCTCTACCTCGTATCTGTTAGCCTTGGCACGTTTCAAAGAAGGAATATCTTCCTCTGTCAAGCCCTCAAACAAAGACTTCAACTTATCGAAATCAGCCAACTCCTTCTGTGCTGCATTTTGTTTCCACTCTGGCTTAGTCTCGTCATTGACGATATTCTCATCCTCCTTGATAAGTTCATCCATTCTGTTAAAAGTTTCCTTCTTTGCCTTAGCGAAAGAACTTCTCACAGCATTATCAATGAATCGACCGAACCAATTATCGCCATTCTTGATAGCCTTGAAAGCCTTTGGAGTCTTTATCTCCTTTACCTTAGCTTTCAGAGCATAGGATGCACCGATTTTAGCCGATTTAGTCACGTAAATACCATGACCGAAAGTTTCTGAGCCAGCACCTTCATAGGCATGTGAAGTATCAAAGCGGTCAAAGTTCGCTCCTGTTCCGTGATAAGTCTTTAACGAGAACTTAGGAGCAGCAGCTATCTCCTGATTGATGCTGTTCACAACATCATCAGTAACAATATCGCCCTCCTGAATCTGCTGAGGTTCACGTCCAGCATTCTTCACAAGTTCCGCTTGCTCTGCTCTGGTCAAGATACGGTTCACCTTCATTGCACCAGTAATCACCCAAGGGTCAGTCTCGGGGTTCGGGTTGGTACGATACATATAATAGCCATCAGTAGGCAGATGTTTCAAGCCAGCGAGTGAATGCTGATACTTGCCCGATGGATTGATACCCTCTTGGCGAGCTTCCTCCTGATAATCTACATCAGCAGCATACTCCACCTCAGCAAAGACGAAGTTCTTAGGGAAGAGAGTCTTGTTTCCCTCAGCATCCTTGCGGTTGAACTGGATAGCGTAAGGCACTACACCAAGATGCCAGCCTGGTCTATAGGCTAGCTTACCGCTACCGCCTTGTGTTCCCTTGCCGCCCTGCTTAACCTGAGGTCTTCCAGTCTTGCTTTCTCCAGCAATAGGAGCCGCATCAGCATCGAGCCATACACCAACTGGAGTAGCAGCACCATTAGGGTTCGCTACCATTGGTGGATAGAGTTTTCCATCCTTTAGCACGAACACCTTGTAGCCGACACCCTTCTTCTTAGGTTCAGGCTTTTGACGGAGAGAGAATGAAACATCTTCGCCAGTCTCAGAGTTTGTCACCTGACCATTGGCAGTATCAACGTATGCCTTTTCAACGATACGTTCCAAAGCATCTACTGATTTATATGGGTCTCCATATAACAGACCCTTTATCTTCTGAATAGCATGAAGAATCGTAGCTAACACAGGATGATTGAGACGAAGCACAAATCTTTGAGCCAAGTCATGGTCGTTTATGAACTTTCCTATGTTATCAGCAATAACCTCTTCAACGAAATCATCAATATTGTTATATCCAGAAGCATTATGATAGATTCGATAAACCTTTGCCAAGTCTTCCTCGAACTCCTTCCTTGTTGTTACCGCCATAGCAACCTTAATGAGTTCTTTGTAAGCCTCAGGATTCTTCTGCTTAATAGCATGAGTCATTTCGTGACCAAAGACAAACTGGATAGCCTTATTTGCGTCCAGAGCAAGATACATTGTTCCGTTCTCTATCCAACCATTTAACTCTGCACCCATATAGAGGAACTGCACCTTCAATCCCATCTTCTTACACAATTCCTTAATAGCCTTGTGTACGTGCTTAGGCATATCAATATCAAGAATATCCTTATCATCCACAGAGTTCTCTGCTACAAGTCGTTTTCTGTCTTCCTTATCGTTAATATCATACGTCTCTCCACTCTTTTCTCCCTTAATTTCAAACGGAACCTTATCTTTACTGATTTGTTCACCCAAAGGCTTCTCTTCCGTTGCATCCTCAGGAACTTCAATAGTCTTGCTCCACTCCTTTAAATTGTCAGGGAACTTATTCTGTTCAGGAGTATTTATATTATCATTTATATTGTCATTTATCTTCTCATTATCCGATTCATTAGACAAATCATTAGATTTATTATCCGATTCATTATCCAACTTCTCCTCTGACTTCGCCTTCAACTCAGCCTTTTCATCCGACTTCGCCTTCAACTCGGCCTCTGACTCAGCCTTGTGCTGCTCAGCATAGGCAGCATTCTCCTGAGCACGTTTCTGCTCTTCAAGTATGTTCTCTGCCTGAGCAATGCGAATATTTTCAACAAAGTTTCTTGCTTCAGATGCCTTGAAACCGCTATTGAGTACACCGATAAGTGCGTTACGAATATCCTGAGTGTCTAGTGATTCAAGGTTAGATGGACGATTCTCCCATAGGCTGTGAACGAGCGCATCAATAGTAGTTCCCTTGCCATCAGCAGCGAGCAACTGAGTTTTGGCAAAGTCTTCTCTGCTCAATCCAGTCTCTTGCTTAACACCCTTGCTTGTTTCTGTACCCTCATAGTTGAGAGAGTGAGCACCGAGGTTGCTAGCCACATACTCCTCAGCAGTAAGCGGAATCGTATCTGTCACATCAATGCCAGTACCATCATACAGACGATGAAGGAGAGAACCGATGGTATCTCTGTATAGTTGTGATACAGCCTCAGCATCATCCTTCACAGCACTCTTCAAGCGAGCGAACTTTCTTCTTGCCTTCTCAATGAGTTCCTTTCTACCCTCAGAAGTATTCTCTTCCTTGGCAATTCTTCTTTCCTTCAACGAATCACGAATAGAGATTGCAGAGTCATAATGTGCTTGGGCATCAGCAATGGCAGCTTCCTTCTCCTTCTTGCTTGCAACCAACTCAGAAGGTTTAGTGCCAGCCAACTTCTTATTCTTTGCTTGCTCCAATACTTTCTTAGCCTTCTTGATTTCTCCATCCAGCCAATCATCTGCATCCTCACCGAGATTATTGTCATACCACTCAGCAGCATGAGCAGCATCAGTCTGGCTAAGGTCAGTCTCTCCATTCATATCAACTGGAATAGGAGTCCCATCCTCAAATGTTAAACTTTCATTATTTTCATTGCCGTTTGAAGAAATATTTGTATCTTTGCTTTCAGAAGAGCCAGCAGCATCCTCTTGGGAAGTTGTCACAGAAGTAGAAGGCTGGTTCTGCTCGGTCTGTGCGCCATCGTTCTTACGATATAGCAACTTCCCTTTCATTAATGTCTCCTTTACTCTCTTTGCTCTGTCATAGTGACTGCTAATGCTGATTTCAAGACCATCCTTCCTGATGGTTACAGACTTGAAATAGTACACCTTTTTGCCATTCTTACCCAAGAAAGTCTTGATAAACAGATAAGATGAAGAACGCTCCTCATTGCCATCAGCAGAATGAGAAGGAACTTCGATTATCACATCAGGATTCGTAAGCGTTGGCTTAATCATACCAAACTCCTTGGAACGACCTTTCTCAAACAACTTAGCCACCTGATTCTCTCCCATCTTCACATCACCTACAGGAGTAGATAAGATTCCATCTTCACCAAACTCTGCTGTCCAGTTGTCTGGTGTAAGTTCCAAATCAGGAGCGGTCTCTGCACTTGATTCCATCTGGGCGATTACATTATCAGCATCAGCTTCCGATAAAGGCTGAGTGTTATCTTCAACCTCTATTCCACCTCTATCAGCCTCTATTGAACCACTATTATCCTCTATCATTGAGGTTTCAGGCATAGCAGAAGATTCAGCAGAGAGTATCATATTGCGATACTTCTTATAATCATCAACAGATACTTCACCCCTTGTCTTTATCTTAACCAAGCCAGTAGGGAAGCTCTGAGTCTTCAACTCTCCATTTGCATCAATGTAAGCAAACTTGGTTCTCATCTTGTTTCCTTGGATATAGAACACATCTTTAGCATCAGGGAACAGATTATTTCCATCCTTATCAGAAACATCTACCATCTGAACCTTACCATCATCTCTGATTATATCAGAGTAGTCTAGGTTATCTTCGATAGGTGCTGGCTGGATATTATCTTCCTGAGAAGGATTCTCTGCTTGTGTAGTCTGTGCTTGCATCTGCTGCTCAGCACGCTCCTTCTCCATCTGTTCTCGCTGAGCCTTTGCTGCTTGCAATCTCTGCTGGTCAGACTCATCCTTCATCTTCTGCAACTCTTCAAATGAGACTGGAACCTGAACATTCTCACCTTTGACAAGTTCAGTAGGTACGTTGCCATCAATAGTAATCACGGCAGTACCATAACCATTATCAGCGAGTACTTCATAAGTATGTTCTGTTCCATCTGTATCAACGGTCTTGAATTGAGTACCTACCTCAACAACACCATCAATGATACCAGTAGTTTCTTTGATAGCCTTCTCCTTAGCATCAGCCATAGCCTGACTTCTCACTTCATCAGCATTCTCCTCACTACCTAGTTCAGCAAACATCATGGCATCAGCATGCTCAACCGTATTAGTAGTTGGGTCATAATACAGAATCATATCATCGCTATTACTAATGTCAATAGAACCATCTTCATGGGTAGCAATATTACCATTGATGATATATACACCATAATCTTCCAAGCCGCCAGTAGCCTTGATGGTAGCATTTCGGATTGTATTACGAGACTTGTCTGTATACATATCAACCGCCTGTGCTGCTCTTTGAACCTCCAAGTCTATCTGGTCTCTTGCGTTATCAATCACACCTTCATAGCGAGCAGTAGATAACTGGTAGTCATAAATAGCCCTATCAATATTATCATCACGACCAGAGAGAGCTTCAAGTTCCTCATCACTCATGGATGCCAACTGCTGCTCTGAGATACCAAGAAGCTGAGCAAGAGACTTCTGTTTGTCTTCTTGGTCTAGCTGAATCTCATGTGTATCATATCCGTAAGCACCACGACCCTGCTGGTATGCCTGATTCTTCTCCATATTCTTCACAGAAACACCTTCACCCTTGTCTTCAACTGCCTTCTTTGCAGCAAGCATGTTGCCGATGTCATAGCCACGCATGATGAGCAAGTTCTGAATATACTCACGCACTGGCTGTCTGTTCTTACCAAGAGCAACATCACGATTGATTTTGTTTACCATTTCAGGCATATCCTCGTTTGTTGTAGCATCAATCTGATTACGGAGTTCTTCCCACTTCTCCTTACCGAGCAACTGAGACAAGTTCACATCAGCCTTGTCTAGCTTATGCTTATAGGAATAATACTGCTTGGCATTATAAGCATAGAAAGGAGCAACAGCACCCTTCATCAATCCGATAGACAAGAGCATACCGCCCCATATCTGTGACTGCTGCTTTTCATTCCACAAGTCTGAGATTTTGTTATCACCAGTAAAGACCGTGTTGGCGATGATACCCAACTCTTCCTCCAGAGACTCACCGACAATGCTATTGAGTTCCACCTTACCAAGTGTTCTGTCAGCACCAGCCTTCAAGTATCTTGCATTCTTTGAAACCTTATTATTAAGCAAGAAGTCAATAACCTTGGAAACATTCTCCATGTTGTACTTGTTGATAATTTTCTTGCCACCTTTGGTAACGAAGTTCTTCAGGGCAGTACCCACAGCATCAATGCCACCGCCAGCCAACTCAGTAGCAAACTCAATGGTCTGAGCCGCATCACCTTTTACAAGGGAAGTAAGGAAGTCTTCACCTCCTTCATGCACAAGGTTACCATCACTATCAAATGTACCGAACTTGTAGCTGCCCTGCTCATCCTGATAAACCTGACCAGTATATCGGTTAATTACATCGTTAGCAACATTTCCAAGACCAACCGTATTGGCTTGGGCAGCACCTACAATTCCATACTGGACAGCCTTGCCGAATGCTTTGGTAGTAAGACCAGTTACCTTACCTATATAGTTTGCGATATGAGCACCAGCCATTCCAGTAGCTTTCTCCATAGTACCCAATGCCACCTTTGAAGCTGTACCCTGCACGACCTTTCCAATAGCATTACTCATATCCTCGGAGAATCCTGCACTACCAATCTGCACCATAAAAGGAGCCATATTAGTAGTGATAACACCACCAGTATACATCCATCCCTGATTGTCACCATACTGACTCTGTGCATTACTATTCCTTACCGCTTGCTGCATCAGCATATCTCCAGCTTCCGTATGAACACCATTATCCAAATCCTGCTTGGTCGCAAGCAAGGAGCCAGCATTGATAAGGTCAGACGCACCGCCAGTCAGGAATCCAGTATCTTTGGCAGCATCATACATTCCTCTAAAAAAAGAATGATTGTCAAAGATTGCACCATTTCTTGAATCCTGCTCCAACTGCAAGAGTTCTCTTCTCTTACGATTGTAGTCACCAGCAGCAAGAATTTGTCGGGCTTCTGTATTCTCCAAGATACCATTGTTGGTAGTAACACTATGAGGAGTACCAGCGATACCGCCACCCCTAGTCATATTGCCCCATACGCTACCGACCTCATCAGTAGAACCAATGAAGGACTTGAACATATCGCTAATCTTTGCTGCATCCTTGTCGGCATCAGCTATCTGGTCATGCAGTTCATTCTCCCAGTTCTTTGTTGTCTCCTGAGCATACTCTCTATCAAGGTCTTCTGCGGTCTTGGCAGGAGTAATAGCAAACTCCTTTCCAGTTGGCTTACCTTTCTGATTTACAACCTTTGCGATTACTGGCTTACGAACATTATTGGTTGCCCTTACTGCCTGACCAACCGCCCGATTTGAAAGGTTATTCAACCCATTTTTATTTGGGTCAACAGAATCAAACATCTTTTGGCGATACCTATTTACCGTAGGAGTATTCGGATTCTCACCGATTTTCAAAGCCCTAGATGTTGTACTATTCACTGGCACGAAAAGATTCTTATAGAAGTCTTCATAAGTATCAGGGACATCATAGTTACTATCCTTCAAGGATTGATACAATCCTCTTCTACTCTTTGCTCCTGCATCTCCAGCCTGAGTTAACGTCTTCTGAAAGCTAACATAGCTATCAGGAACATCATACTTACTTTCTCTCAATCCCTTATAAAGGGAGTATAATGGTTTGTATTTTGGCATATTATCTATTATTTTATCCAATGAACACCAGTTTTCTTTTTACCTCCAGTAGATGAAGAACCGCCACCATGGGATGAACCGCCACCCTTATTGGCAATCTTTTTTCTGACTATCTTCACAACTTGCTTTCGTCCAGCAGCAGTATTTGGCTTGATACCTCCCTTTGCTACGGTTTCGCTAGCATTTGCTACCTCAGAAGGATGCTCTCCATTCAGTTTGAGATATTCAGAATCCCAGTCTACTTTAGAAGAACCGCCACGACTTCCACGACCACCTCCTGACCTATTTGCAACAATTTGTCTAGCTTGTGCATTCAGGAGTTTAATGGCAAGTTCTTTCTCGCCTTGGCTTATCCTATTTTCCTTCCAAAGTCTATCCAGTTCAAGTCTAGCCTGATTGTATTCCTGCTGATTAGTAATACGCATTTTGTTAATATCAATTCTCTGCTGACTCTGGTCTAACTTTGTCTTAGCGATACCCTCATTCTCCAAGTTGTGTCTAAGTTGCTCGGCATAGGTCATATCATGGCTTCTTGCCTGCTCATCGAGAGCGAGTGCCCTCTGATACCCAGCCAGCCATGATGCCCGATTCTTCTCACGCTGGGCATCCATATAAGCCTTGCGTTTATTCACCGCCTTAGTCATATCCGACTCAGGATTGTGTACTACCTTGGCACCATTCGTGGCAAAGAAAATATTGGCGAGCGCACGAAGACCATCACCAGTAGCAGCGATACGAGCCTTTGCACGCTCCTTCTTCTCTCTGTTCGCCCTCTGCTCAGCGGTCTCATTCATTTCAGGATTCAATATCTTATACATATCAGCATAAGATAGCTGCTTAGGCTGAGGTTTCGGCTCCTCCTTCTTCACGATAGGAACAGATGGTTTATCCTCCTCATCACTTGGCGCACCCTGATTTACATCTACACCATTGGCGATAGCTTGCTGAGTAGCGATAGTTTTAGCCCTAGCCGCCTTCATGGCATCATCGGTGGGAGTGGCAGCATTCATCTGGTCAACCTTCTTGCCAGCCGCATCAAGTTGCTGCTGGGTGAAGACTGGAGCCTGAGTCTGAGCCACCTTCTGTGCCGCATCCACCCCACTCTGCTGCTTGTTGAGAACACTCTGTGTAGTCTTCAAGCCATTATTGTTTCGTAACATATCTGATGCTTTCATAGGCTATGCTTTAATCTTTTGAAGTTTAGCCCCAAGACTATTCAAGTCACCCTCAGAAGGAAGAGCCGTAGCCTTAGCCTTCAAGCCAAGAACATCATTTGAGTCCTTAGCGATACCATTCAACTGCTCCTGAGTCACATTCATATTCGGTGCCTTCTTCGCACCACCAGCACCACTATCAATCGTTGCAGCGATGTTGGCAGCAGTTCCAGCCACGCCAGCAACGGCATTGGCGGTATCAGCAGCCTTCTCAGCATCAATACTCATCTGCTGGTTCTGTAACTGGTTCTTTCTGTTCATATACTGCTGTTCGATGTTATCCTTTCGGGCATCATTTGCAGCTACAATCTGTGAGGTAGTATCAGCAAGAGTCTTGTTGTTCGCCTCCTTTACCGCAGTAGTGGAGTCTTCTGTACCACCCATCACCGCTTGTCTGCCCTTAGCTGCCTTGTTTCTGTTCTTGATTTGCTCCTGCATCTGAGTGAGCAATCGAACGGTATCGGCACGTTTGGTAGGGTCTTCATTATACTTTCTATCATACCATGCCTGATTTTCTCTCTGTTGCTGAGCAATCATCTGCTCCTGCTTACGTCTCGCCTTGCGGTTAGCTACACCACCAGCGATACTACTTGCAAGTCCAAGACCTGCCCCAATTAATGCTCCTAACATATATATGTATTTTAATTATTAATAATGGTACAAAGATACTGATACCATCCGAGAATCATATTTTATCCGTTTATTTAGGTAGGTAAGTTAACGGATAAAGTTTCCGTTTGCCAACAAATTACTATCTTTGCACCAAAATAGTTAAGAAAATGGCAGCAGATAGAAATACAAAAGGTCAGTTCGAGAAAGGTCGAGCAAAGACTGGAGGTAAGCAGAAAGGGTACGAGTCTCCTATCACAAAGGAGTTTCGTGAGTTGTGTGCCGACTTTTCTAGAGAGGCTTGGGAAGACTTCATGGCAGCTTGGTATAAGTGTGAGCCGAAGGATAAGGTAGCATCATTCATCAAGATACTAGAGTTCAACTGCCCTAAGCTACAGACCGTCACTCTTGACGATAAGCGTGAGGTTCACAATGCCCTCACCGAGAAGTTGAGACAGATGTCAGAAGAAGAAGGTTAAATTAAATTTATCATAATTAAGAAGAACGTTTGTTTTTTTCATAGGTTTTAGGTTTATAGGTTTTAAGATTGTTAGGATAACGAAATAGGGAATGCGTGAGCACTCCCTATTCTTGTTTCCAATTCTTTCTAGTTCTTTCCAAATTGGAAAGAACCACTATCGCAACCACCTCTCGCTCTTCTATCCCCAACCATATCAGTCTTGGAACCACGATTCACCGATGATGGTTTATACCTAATTCCTGATTTGGTATGTGAAGCATCCATACCCTTGCGAGAAGCTGCCCCATACTTCTTATCGTGAACAGCGTTATGTCGGGCAAGTTCCCTACGCTTAGCCTTCTGAGCAGGGGAAGACTCAAACTTTGTATCGTAAGCAGCCTTCCGTGCCCTAGCTGCTGGGTGAGTCTGATAATATCTAGCCGATTCTGATACCATTTTCC